CAAACACATGGAAGCGCACCGCAATCAGCACGTGGTGATGACATGCCCCGCGCTGCGTCAGTGCAACATCTGCAAAGAGCACAAACCGCAGACTGACTTCTACAAAGTCAAGCGGGCAAAGAAGGACATTCTGCGTTGCACGATGCCGCCGATGATGTTGAAGGCTGGGGGAATTATGCATCCAGTTATTTTCAGGAAAAACATGATCTTCCCGGCAACGTTGCTCGGATTCACGCTATGGCTGACGAAGCTCGCGCCTACCTTGCTGCTACCACTGAGCCTCAGATCAGTGAAGAAGAAAACGAGCGGCGATTCAGGGAATGCCTTCGTATTATTCAAAACACCACCCAAAGAAACTGCTGCGCTGGCTGCTTTGGATCGCCTCTATAAAGAAAACGGTAATGGTATGAAGAGACTTGCTGATAGCTAGTAACCGTCTTCATTGATCACCCCTGGTAAAATAAAAGAAAATATCATTAATTATGGCTAACACTGTTTGGGATATTGCTAACCTCGAACGTCATCTTCCTGATGGTGACACCTGTCCTGATGGCGCTGTATACACCGTCCATTGGACTGCATTACTGGAAGAAGACGGTGAAACTGCCAGTTGCTACGGCAGCGTTGGTCTTGGTGAACCCGACCCTGATAACTTCACTCCTTTTAGTGAACTCACTAAAGAAGAGGTAGTCAATTGGACCCTGGCGGCACTTGGCGTTGATCAAGTTGTTTCGATTGAAGAAGCCCTTCACAACCAGATCGAAGCTAAATTACACCCGACTTCTGAAGCTGGCGTACCCTGGTGATTTTTGTTATACTCTTTGAAGTTATTGCTTCGTTATGGCTTGCACTAAGGCTGAGCTAATTTCCGCTATCAATTCTTTTGGCGCTGCACGTGCTACTGGTGATGGCAACCTTGTTGCGTTTGCTGGCAATCTCATTGGTAAATTAGTCGAAACCCTTGAGTTTGCTCCTGAAAAAACAGAAGAACCAACAGAAGAAATTGCTGAGTGAAAAATAAACCTGACCTAGAGTTGTACTAACGCTCTAGGTTAATATGTCTATTAAACTTGCGGATGCAGCTAAATTTTTTAGCGAAGAGCCGCATCAAATTGAAGCATGGAATTGGCTCCAGGGGACTCTTACGGCAGAGACCCTGGACATTTTTGCGTCTAAGTACAGAACCAAGCCTAAACCTAAACCTAAACCTTCTCTAGAAGCAGAAAACACTTGGGACGGTGTTTACGCAGCGGCAAAACAAGCTGGTGCCAAATTCCCGGAATGCGTTAGTGCGCAGTGGGCACTTGAATCTGGTTGGGGTAAACACACATCAGGTCAAAACAATTACTTTGGTTTAAAAGGATCTGGCTCTACGGTTGACACTAAAGAATTTATTAACGGTCAGTGGATCACAATCAAAGCAGGGTTCCTTGATTTTCCTGATCTTGCAACCTGTGTCACATACCTTGTGAATCGTTGGTACAAAGACTATAAACAATACAAAGGCGTTAACAAAGCTGCTAGCAGGAATGAATGCGCACGTTTACTAGTTCAAGAAGGTTACGCTACAGATCCTGAATACAGCACAAAATTAATTCAAATTATGGATCGTCAACTTCAAAGCATAGGAGAAAAGGATGATATTGACCCGCATGTAAATAACTTTACTCCTTGGAGCCCATTTACTTACAAAATCACACCCAATATTACTTATGGTGAATTGACATTAAACCAAGAAGCGCGCCGTTTTACCAAGCAATATCAATGTGACACAGCAAAAGAACTTTGTTTATTCCTGGAAAAAGTCCGCAAACAATTTGGTAACAAGCCACTTATCATTACTAGTGCTTCTCGTCCAGAACCCATCAATACACAAGTAGGTGGCGCCAAGAACAGTGAGCATACTTACGACGCACCGTCCAAGGGCGCTATTGATTTTTATGTTGAAGGAGATGGGATCTATGCTGTGCAAGAATGGTGCGATAGAAATTGGCCGTACTCAGTAGGCCATGGAGCACCAAAAGGATTTGTACACCTTGGCGTTAGAGAAGGCAAGCCTCGCGTTCGTTGGAACTACTAAGATCAACGACGCTTACGTCGTTTTTCGGTACCTGGTTCTTTAGCACGGCCTACAACCAATGCAAGCAATTCAATTACGCGATACGCTTTTACTGCAACAGCATCATCTTTGGGGGTTGGCGTTAACGCAGTAATAGCAGAAGCCGCTGCATGAACAGCAAGCGCAGCTTCAACATAGTTGTTTAAATTCATAACAACACATATTTTTCTTTATTCTACCGGTCAAATTCTCTTAAGTATTCTAGATTTTCTTGCTCGGCAAAAAAATCTTCCCAGTCTTTTTCAGTAGCTTCTGTGACCCGAGCGGGTACTTTTTTGGGTTCTTGCGGTTTCTGAGGAGGATCTAAGAGGGTCATACGTCATACATGCGGCACTCTAATGCCGATGGATTGCTTTTACAATAGCTTAACCAAGCGGTTGTTGGTGAGTGTCTTAATACTTTTTTCTTAAACAAAGAACGTAGAAATTTGATCATGGCCTGTTTGTTAACGGAATAAAAACTTCGGGGAAACGATCGGTATCTTGATGTTCTCTATACCATGCATTTTCCCATTCCGACAAGGAGTGATCGTGTATTGTGGTGTAATACTCATCATTGCCTACCTCAAGAATAATCTTAGCGTTTTCTTCATCAATAGCGTCTTCTTGCAAGCAAACACTACCGTCAAGATCTTCTAATTCAAAAAAAGATTCGTTGTCGGTAAATTCAATAACAACACCAAGTTCGTAAGCAAGCGGTTCATTGCGTGTAGATGAAACACAAATAAGATAACTACCTGGTCCTAAGGGAAAATAGCGATCATCACCACGATCAAGACGTAACCGATCAAACGTATTGTATAAATCGGATTGAACACTCATTACCGTGTCAAGGTAAGGAATGTACACATCCCCTAGATTGTTAACACCATTAGTCAGTGAATCAGCCTGGAACACAGGCAGATCTGTCTGAGGGATGTTGTTGAGATCATAAACGCTGACGTTAATGTATGTAGGGCGCGGCGGCCCTTTGGCAACAATGATCCAAGCAGGTGCCGAAAGGTTGACCTGAAACCAATTGTTGTACGTACCGCCGCCAAACCCGTTGGTTTTTACTTGGTACTTTGCACCAAGATTGCCACGTAAATAACGCAGCGAAAGCTGATCAAAAGTACCAAGTACTAATGGATTATTTTTAGTTCGTTGCTCTTGACTAACTACTGAATCCCTGGGCATATGAACCGTAATACAGCTCCTGTGTATCATCATAATCCGGGGTGTTTTTGTTCACCAACGGATGTTGAATCGTTTGTTTGTACTTAGCTTTCATAATGGGTTCAGGTGTTTTTTTTAGCTGGTTATCTGCGGCGTGCATCAGTTTACTGGGATCAAACGTGTGATGAAACGGTTGGATCTCAACGGGTGGGAAAGTGCGATTCCAACTTGAAATCATATGCAAAGGATTAAGACAATCTTTATTGCGGCACGTACGTGTTACAACCATCTTGCCGACATCTCCCCATGCACATTGATAAATGACTTTATGTGCACTAATGTTTTCAGCTAGGTTTTTACTGTTAGCAGAACGATAGGAAGGGAAACGAATGCGCGACTTTGTTAACACAGGTGCTTCCCAGCACTCTTCAAAATCTTTTACAGGTATCTTGCTCCAGATGGATAGCAGGCGATGTTTGTACAAGCCATCAATATAGTTGATGTCAAAACCACAGTTGTTATTGGAAATTTTACGAACACATTCGTAACACCAATGATAGGTCTTGTCACGAATGGTATGCCCATGGGGGCATATGAAGCCCCTGTAATAACCGTGTGCACTTAACTGTGCATCCGTAAGTAACTCAATGCTGGCGACGTACCGGAAAGGCGACAGTACAGAAGCCAGTTCTTTGATGCGTTTGGTGTAGTTGGCCATGATTAGGAACTGAGTGGGTTGCCGATGAGGCGTTGGTACTTGTGAAAGGACATGCCGTTCTCTAGGTTGTAGACCAGCTCTCCTTCGGCGTTACGTGTGCGGCGTCGGTATGAAGGCGCAGGACGGGTGCGGCGTTGTTTGAGGGCTAGTTCCTGACGGTTGTCGTACGTGACGTTGGAGGGGTCGTGAACGACGTCTGCGTTCCCTGGATCGCTACCAGTACGTAAGTAGTACACGATGCGATGCGCTTGGTACCGTGCGCCGCAAAGAGAGACGTAACAGTACTTGCCATGCTGCCGGCCAGCCATGTCACCGGGCTTGTGACCACGTGCTTGCGTCTTCCACGCAAGACCTGTCGCGTATTGGTCAGAGAGCTCTAGCTGGTCCTGTACGTACCAAAGCGGAAGCATCTCTAGGTAGGTGCGTGCCATGACCTCCTGGTGGTGGGGACCATGACACTGTACCACTGTTGGGAAGTGTACGCAAGAGAAACTGTGAATACCGGCTTGTGGAGGGATGAATACCGCCTTATTTACTTAGATATAGGGTTTCATACTGTGTTGAAAAAGTGTTGCACCTCTGTGTGGCTTCATGATTTTTTCCACAAATGCAACACTGTTTTAACAACGTATGAAACCCTATAGAGGGTTAGATAAGACTGTATTCATCCTTGAATAGGACGGTATTCATTGTTTTACCCCTCTCCGTACGTTTTCCACAGTACATGCGTACCATCAAATGTCACTTACCAAGCTTCCGGGTCTTCGTACGATCCTTTCGTTCCTTCCGTTTTTCTTTAGGTTTTGCCACAGGTTCAGGTTCTTGGGACAACACCTCCTCAAAGATGCCACCAAATTGAGACGCAACTGTGTCCCATGAGAACTGTGAGTCCAGCACACGTTCCCGGCAGCGTGTACCAACCCATTCACGAATGCCTTTGTCTTGGTACAGGTACGTCAAGATCTCAGCAAGGTGGTCAGAGGACGGGCATGGCATCTCACGTGCGTAGTTGGTATCCACATCGATGTGGTCGCAACGGATTAGTTCGCCGTAGCCCTCGAAGATCTCTTTGCATGACGTATGGTCGGGCACTACCTGCGGCACACCACAGGCAGCGTGTTCAAAGTTGACAAGACCCCAGCCCTCACCTTTACACGTATTGACACCCACATCACATGCGTTATAGATGTCATTCAGCATTTCCACCGATACATTCGGAGGACTGGGTTGATTTGACGTCATAATGATGCGTCCATTTGGATCAAGGCCTACACGTGTCATCTCACGTGCAAACACCTCCATGATGTCCCAGCCCTGGTCCTTGAGCCCCATGTGCAGGTAAAGCATTGCATCAGGTTTATCTACCGCAAACGCAGCAAATGCTTTGATTGTGATGTCGATCCGTTTACGGAATTGATTGCGGTTACCATTGAAAACAATGAAGCTGTCTTCTTTAAGTCCCAGCTTGCGGCGTGCCTCTGCCTTATCTACCGGATAGAACTGACCAGGAGTCACACCATGCGGAATAATAGAGATAGGCCTGGTGATACCACCAGCCATAAATTCGTGTGCACCAAATTCTGTGTACGAAACTACAGCGTCCCATTCATTGGCAGTATCTGCTAAGCAACCTGTCCATGCATACGAATCCATCGGTGCATAGCCAACAAATTTAAACTTGCCAGCCTTGTGCAGATCCTTGATTTGATTGTATTGCTCATTAATAATCCACATATCATTGATCGTAAATACCACGTCGGGTTGCTCACGCTCAACAATCTCACGAATGCGTTGCTCACCAAAGGGTGCGGTCTGATGACGGTTAGATGACGGGTACATCTTGTACTCCTGCTGAAGTGGCGTTGGATCACCCCACCAGTTGTTACCAAGAACAACAATTTCAAAGTCGTCTTTCAGACGAGAGATAACATTTTCAGTTACACGTGCAAAGCCGGTCATGGCAACGATGTCACCACACCACAAAAGTTTTGCTTTTTTAGTCATTAGATCGGAATAATTCCGATTTACTCTACACAATTAAGAGGTTCAATTGATCGCACAAGCTCTTTTTCTTCCGCTGTTGTTGCTTTGAGTTTTGCTTTCAAGAATTCTGCGGCACGATGTGTGAGCGTGGTATCACCGCATGTGTACAGATCAACTGCCGCATACCCTACTTCTGGCCACGTGTGGATAGATGCGTGGGATTCAGACAGTAGTGCCAACAATGTAACGCCTTGCGGTTCAAATTTCTCACCAAAGATACGTAAGATATTTGCTCCCGCCAAAACAAGAGAAGCTTCCAGCAAACGCTGGAGCTCCTCGTAGTTATCTAAAAGGTTTTGATCACAACCATAAAGGTCAAGGATCAGATGACGACCGTTGCTCAATGATCTGTTGCGATGTCTTCTTCCATTATTGCAGGATTAACACCGTACTCTACTTTGTACTTGGCAGGATCTGCAGCTACTTCCAGAATGGAGGGGTAACACTTGTAGTCATCCCTGACGCCATCACGTATCAAGATATTGTGAATTACCAGACCATTGGTCTTTTTGGTTGCGTAGACATTTAGTTTCAGTTGGTTTTTACAGATGTCCATGAGTAGGACTTCAAAGCGAGAACGCCCCGACACACCAACGTTGGCACTACGACAATGCTCTGCGTAAGACGGATACACTTGCGTAGTCCAGTCGACATAGTAATTTACGCCTCCTGGTGAAGGCTTACAAGTACCCATAGCAACTTCTGCCCCAGGTACAAAGATAACGCGTTTATCCAGCCAATCCAAAATCGGATTGGAACGAATGGCTTGATCCTTCTCATAAGCCTGGAAGAAGTCAACGTGCTTTGATGTCTCCATCAAGTAGTCACGCATTTCCGACTCAGACATATCTAGGATCCAGTTAACAAGCCCTGGAAGCAAGGGTGCAAAATCTCCTTCAGGAGTACCCTTACTATCAAAACCCATTAAGGTACGTTGTTGCGCTTGCCCACCAGTGAAGGGGCGGTCGAACGGAATAGTGAGGCGGCGACGAGCAAGACCTGAGGTGTAGTCGGTGGATTGAATTGCTTCGTTAGCAGTAATAATGACAACACCTTGGAACTGGAAAGGCTCTAGTTGATCTGCTTGATACTTGAACTCAGAACGAATCCAGTCACCACCAGTGATGGCTTTTAGTTTCGAAACACTGCCACCATAACGGTCAGAGTCCTGGAACAGAATGATTTTCTTACCCATGAAACTTGCAGTTTCAAATCGGTTCTTCTCAATCTGTTCTAACTCTGTGGAGCAGACGTTACGTTTGCCTACCAATGCAACACATAGGTTTGCGTAGGTGGATTTACCAGACTTACCAGGACCAACCAACTCAAGAAACTTTTGAAGTTCGTGGCGACCAAGAAGAGTTGCTCGCAGCCATGCACGAAGAACTTGCGTACGTTTTTCGGAACCATGCTGCGTGTAACGAAGCCAATCAATGATCGGTTCGCAGGTTGCTTGAGGGTTATAGGCATATGGCATTTGTTGCGTCATATGCAAATTACGGTCAAATGGCCGCAGTTCCTTTGTTGTGACGTCAAGTACACCGTTGGTGAATAGCAGGACGTCCGTTGCCTCGTGCCATTTATCACACGGGACCATTGCTTGCAGTTGCTTGAACATATCATCAAGCATTTGAAAGCTAAACCCTTCGCGCAACCAACCACTAGTAAGGAGAGCTTGTAGCTTGGAACGGATATCACCAAGCATTTCAATCTTGCTTACTTTGTTCCACAGACCCTGGCTAGGGTCATACATAAAGAATTGATTGTGCGGAAGACTAAAGAGCAGATTGTTTGCATAGATTCCAAGTAGTTTGTCCGCAACTTCGTTCTTAGGTTGCCTGAGTTCCTTCTCTTTATTCTTCCTGGTGCTTTTAGGTTGTACATCATCGCCATAATCTTCGGTGTTCATTAGAGTTGTGTCGGTTGGAGTTGCAGTGTTGAGAAGGCGATTCATTTCTTCTTCCACATTTCTTTCGATTTCGGGAAGAATGCTTGCCGCCAGATTGATCGTAGCATCGTCAGGGGAAGAAACCTTGTCTTCCTGCGGACGCTTCCATCCATTCTGCTCAGCCAGATGGTAAAGCGTACCAATGCCCCGGCCACCACCTTTTGTAAAGGATAACCAACGCTTATGGCATTCGTTCTCTTTGTATTTGTCACTTTGTTTGGACCATTCATCCCATTGATCAAGCAGGGATTCGTCCAATTCATGGAGCGATTGTCCGATCGCAATCCAGATGTCATAGTCATCGACTGCCTCAATGGGGAGTGCCCACATCGCAGAAACTGCCAATTGCATATCACGTTCCAATCCAATGCGACTGGTGATTGCGAACGAGTTACCGATGATGCGTGAGACTTCTTGAGCAGGACGCCCTTGTTTCGCATTCCTGGTGATGATGCCATTCAATACCCAATCTGGAAGTTCAGGTAATTTGTCTGCCCATTCAAATCCCAAACCTTCGGCAGTGAAGTAACCTTGCGTATCTGGATGCGCACCCATCAATACGCCTTGGTGCCGCTTCCACAAGATCTCAAGTTTTTCCATGGACCCCTGCGAGGTCCATGTGTATTTGTTACGAATGAAATGCTTTTGTTTTTCTTTACTTACTTTGTAGAGGCGACGCTCTCGGCCTGCTTTACCACTGAGGATGGTAAGGGTGGGTGGCAACGCATCGAGTATTGGGAGGTTGGAAATCTGTTCGATGAGTTCATAAACGGATGGTCCGTCAACATCAACCCAAACGAGACCATAAGGATGGTTGTAGGCAGGACCACCAAGTAATCCGATAGCTTTACATTCTCCGTTGATAATTTCATTTTCAATTTCTTCTTTAGTAAACGGTTTGTTTTGCCATCCCATGACGTAGGGATCTTTGTTGGGACCCAGTGGGGTCAAGGGCCAGTCAATGGGAATGAGATCGAGCCGAATTTCGCCCGGTTTTACTGCCTGCTGGTTCATACTCGACGTCATTTCGTTGGGTAGGTAAGAGAGATTCTAAAGCTGCGATCGGGATATTGATCGTCCTTTACCAAGTTGTAAGCATGTAAATGCATAGGCGTTGGAAGACAAAACAAATCCCCATCCGCCGCATTGGCCATGCGGCTAACAAGGGTATGCATCCATTCGCCCACGCCGATGACGTGGGTGCACATGAGGTTTTTTGGCTTGTCTTTTTATCCTACGGCCACCAACCCAAGACGTCTCCTAAGATATCGTTAAATCACTGAGACTTATTAGACTCAGTCTGTTTGTATTTATTTCTCTTATCCATCCCATTAAATTCATCCATGAGTCTGTTATAGATTGTTACAGCATCCTCTTTTGTGACAACGGCTTGCTCGCAGGCGATCGTCCAAGCTAGACGCTTCCGGCACTCCATCTTCCCATGGGGGTTGTAAGCTGCCATCCTACCAAGGCGCAAGTGGTTTCATTTAATAAGGGTTTCAAGAATACTCTTCTAAATACTGTTTTGCAGCGTCAAAAAGAACCGGGTTTTCATTTAATAATTCTATTGCTGTATTACAGGACATGCACAGCAATCCTCTTACTTTATTGGTTTTATGACAGTGATCTACTGCAAATCTTTTAACACCTTTTCTTCCAGGTTTTTTACTTTTGCAAATTTTACAACACTGGTTTTGATTTTTTAGCATTTGCTCATATTCTTCAAGAGTGATTCCATATTTTATTTTTAATCCTGCATTGGTTGCCCCACGTAAATATGCGGTCCTGTTTTTTTCTTTCCATTGTTTATATTTTTTAGCATTACATTTTTTGCAATCACTTCTAAGCGAATCTTTTCGACCTGCTTTGCTAAAGCACGCTAAAGTTTTTAGCTCTTTACAAAGAGTACAAATTTTTTCTCCATTTTCAAATAAGATCAGAATCGTAAACGTTGCAGTTTTCAATTTGTTTATAGTACTCATCTACAATTTTGTACCAGTCTTCATGTAGCATATCAAGGTAACGACGTGAAATTTTAAAAATTTGGGTGCGAGTAGGGGTTGAAACTAGTATTGCAGCTTGTTGAACCTTTAGCCCAAGGGTCTGGCTAATAGCAATGTCGTATGCGGCGAGTTGTTTACAAGTCTTCTTGAATTTCATGTGACCACCAAGCAGGTCTCTCCACTCCTGGGACCCCTTCTCCAAATCTTTTGGCCACTTGCGGCTATAGGGTTTAACACTGGTCTTCAGGTCAGCAAGCGTCAATTTGTTATTGGCAACAGCAATAATATCAGGAGCACCAGCCCAAGCACGACCTTCTGAGTCACAGCCCCATACGCGAGCAACGTCATCAGAACCAATAGTAAAGTTAAATTTATCCAAAACAGGCGATTCGGCCCATAGAATCTCCTCAAATTGATCCAGGATTGGCGGCATACCCGCCCAAAAGTCCGCATATTCCTCCTTAATTTCAGGATTTTTATTCCCCTTGAGGTATTGTTCCATGCCATAGTGAATGGCAGTACCCCTTTCGGCCGCTTGCTCTTTGACACCTGGATTTGCTTTCGACCACATTTCGAGCTTCCGTTTGTTTGCTTCGGAAGCGGTCTCGCCAATGATAGTGGTTACGGAAGGCGCAGGACCAGTGGGTAACGGCGTTGTATAGTGACGTCGACCGTTAAGAGAAATTCTGGCTGCGGTCCTATTCAACGACCGCATGACTTCTGGTTGCTCGTCCTTGGCTTTAATCCAAGGGTCTGACGTATTTAGTCTAGCAACCATTGATGGTTTTGTGTATTACCATTAGTCTAACAGATGAAGAAACCTACTGCCATGGACGGATTCAACTACGCAATTGCTTCAATCCTTGGGGCTATGTTTGTAGTCATTAGCATGGATGCTTACCTGTTTTTCATGGAGGTCGCATCCCGCCAATGAACAAGTTTTTACTTGGTGTTCAGGGGTACTACTCTTGTTTTGGCTGGCTTGTGCCAGCAATCTGGAAATGGTTGTTGCAATTTTTAACTAAGTTTTGTTTTTGGAAAATGACTGCAAATTTAACTCGGTTCTATTTTGACTTTGACGACGAGTGCCGCACTGGTTGCTTTGTCAACTTGGCGTACAAAGACGTGGAGACCATTGAGGCTGACGAGTACGAAAGGGAGCTACAATCACAGGACGTACCATATACACGCGTAGACCTGTGACCAAGAAACGTACCTGGGATACTTACTTTGCTCCTCTTAAGGCACAGCTAGGTGCCCGCAAAGAAACCTTTGAAAAAATCTTTGCACACCTTGACTCGTGTGACGAGCCAATCATTGTTGAGACTGGTACGTACCGAGAGGAAAACAACTATACAGGCGATGGCTGCTCAACCTTGTTGTTTGATAACTACATTGATATCCGTGGGAAAGGTCAACTGATTTCAATTGACATTGATCCAAAGGCTTGTGAGCTAGCGCGTACATCTACCAAACATGCAGACGTTGTTGAATCAGATTCTGTCGAAGCTCTTGATACAATGTGCGGCCACGTATCTCTCCTGTACTTGGATTCGTACAACATCACAGATTGGAATCATGATTGGGCGCCTGCTTCTCATCATCTAAAAGAATTGTTTGCAGCGTCTGGCCTCCTAGGGCCTAACACGTTGATTGTGGTGGACGACAATATCAAGGCACCTGACGGTCGTCGCCATGGCAAAGGACGCCTTGTGTACGAACTGATGGAATCTCTTGGGGTAGAACCGTACTTTGACTCCTATCAAATCGGTTGGATCTGGTGTTAATCTAGTTGTACTGCCAAGAAAAGTAATGGCTCTTTCTAATCAAGTTAAAGAATCCTTGGATGAAGCAGGTCGTCATCTGCGCGATGCACTTGCTTTTGCAGCACGCACTGAGCACCCCGTTACCATCAATGCAATTACGGAGTTGATGTGTCGTCTTGATTCCCTGGAAAAAATTGACATGATCATTGAGAAATTTGATATCAACCATGAAGTGCCACATTCCTTCCGAGGCTGAACGCCTCGAAAAATACTTTGCAAGATTAACGAAAGAATTTCCTTACATCATGAGTAAGGAAATAGAAGAAGCGATAGCACGTCCATGTAAGTGGGCTAAAATACTAAAAGAAAAAAAAGATGTATGCAACCTTTAAACATATATGGTTTGTCAACTCCCTTTCAGGTTTCCCTTGGTGGAGTTGAAACTTACAATCCTACACAACCGTTTAATAATTTTTTAAACAGTATTCTTCAACAAAATAGCTTTGAACTATCCCAGGTTAATCAAGGGCCAAGTACTCCGGTTAAATATGATGAACAAATGAAAACATTTGTGCCTAATCTTGGTGCAGGTAGACCAACTAATATTCGTTTAAAAACACCTAATTCATTTATTTGACATGTCAGAAAAAAAATAAATACACTAAGCCTGAATTACGCGAACATATTAAAGATCGCGTGATGGCAGGATCTAAAGGTGGAAAACCTGGGCAGTGATTTTGTGCTATAGTAAGAAAAGCACAAACCAACCAATGCAAAAGCTTTGCCGGGAATGCGGAACTAGAAAGCCGTATGAAAATTTTGCAAACAAAGGGTACAACTCAGCCGGCAATATAAAAAGAGACAGCGTATGCAAGGATTGCAGATCTTTAGTCAATCGTCGATTTAGGCTTTTGTATGGAGCAGACGGCCAAAAACAATGTTCTAAATGTGCTCATTATTTAGATTGGGATTGCTTTAGAAGACGCAAACAAGATGGGAAATTATATCTTCATTCTTCATGCAAAACCTGTAACAGAATAACCTGGAATAAATGGGTAGATAATAACAAAGAACATTATCAAAAAGTTAAAAAACAAGGGCAAGATTTATTGCATCACAACCACAAAAAATACGAACGCAGAAAGATAACAAAAGAACAATACGACATTGTGTTTGAGGCACAGGAAGGTTTATGCGCAATTTGCCAAGAGCCTCCTAAGGATAAACAATCTTTAGCCATGGACCATAATCATCAAACCAATGAGTTCAGAGGTTTATTGTGCAAAGAGTGCAATAGAGCCCTAGGTTTATTTGGTGATAATATAGATGTATTGACAAACGCAGTCACTTATCTTAAAGAACGAGGAAGTTATGGCTGAAGACAAAAGCAAGTACACAAAACCAGACTTGCGTGAGCGCATCAAAAACAAAGTTATGCGGGAAGGCCGTGGGGGTAAACCGGGAGAATGGTCGTAGCCGTAAGGCTAACTAATTATTTCGGCGCGTAAGGCTCAGCTTGTCGCAAGTGAGTACAAAGAAGCAGGTGGTGGATATAAAGGTGGCAAGGGTGAGAAACAAAAGTCTTTGGAGAAATGGGGCGAAGAAAAGTGGCAGACCAAAAATGAGTATGAAAAACGTAGTAAGGCTAAAGCTGCTGCCAAGAAATATAAAGAGAGTAAGTGATGGGCGATTTCTTTCAAAAATTTCTTAATCGCGTAAATCGTGGTTACGGTCAGGTAGATAAAAATGTGTTTGGTGGGTTATTACCTGGGGGAGCAGCAACTCCAATTGGTGCAGCATTTCAAAGGTCTGGTCTTCCCAAAAACCAACAGCCATCTGATTTTGATCGCAGAAAAGCAGCTTTAATTGATGCGGCAGCTACCGGTGTTGCAAAGGCACAGCCTGTTGTGGAAAGAACATTGCAAGCTGCTTCTCCTGTAGTTCAACAAACCGTATCAAGAGGATTGAATGCATTACCTTTTAGCGCAAATCTTTTTGGCAGGTATTACACCGGCATCGGCGCAACTGGCCTAGAAATACCAGAAGCCATGACAAAACAAGTTGGTACAGCCATAGCTAAACCTGATTATTTCCAAAAACTTCTTACTGATTCCATAGAAGAAGAAAAAACTTTGAGTACTATCTTGAACTCTCCGAATGCTGCAGGCATGAATTCGCCTGAAATGCGTAAATTTGCAAATAATGCATTAGCTGAAACAAGGAGCAGAATAAAAAGAATGCGAACAGGCGATATTCCCTATACCCCTTATTCAACTTCAACTGAGAATAATCCTTTAACTTCGCCTGCTACTTCTTTTGGTAATGTTTGGTTTAGTCCCGACAAAAAAGGTTATACTGCAGACGAGAAATATGATTTTGTTTACGGTGCTGCAGATAGAAAAGTTCCCATGCAACAACTTCCTGGTGGAATTGCCCCACTAAATCCCTCTCAAGAAGCGGCTTTAACTTCAGTAACAGGAATGGGATTGCCCAATGGCGCCGCTCCTCCACCTAGTGCACATCCACTTACATTTTTTGGTCGTTCAATTGTAATGAAAATGCCAGATAAATCGTTTATGTACCCTATCAATATTCCTTAATTATGGCAGACAAAGCAATTCAAAAAGGATACACCAAGCGTTACCTACCAGAGAAAGCTTGGGCATCACTGTCTAAAGAAGAACGTGCGGAGACCGACCAAAAGAAAAGAGCTGGTAGTAGAGAAGGGAAACAATTTGTACCTAACACTGAACGTGCCAAGAAAGCTGGGCGTGCCGCTCGTCGTTACAAAGAAGGTAAGTAACTTTATAATCAAAAGAGTTACTTAACAATCATGGCACAAGCTAAGAAACCTGCAGGCGGCAAAGCCGTACCTCCCAAGGGTAAAGCCGTACCTCCCAAGGGCAAAACAGGTGGTACCGACAAGCAAGCTGCTGCACGCGACAAGTTTAAAGAGATGATTGCCAAGAAAAAGGAAGCAGCCGCAAAGAAGAAGAAATGATGGTATCCTGACATACAGAGCAATACCGCTCTGGAGCCAATAGTCGAAAGCTCCTTCACGTTACAGACGTAGTGCTTAGCAACAAGTTGGGTGAGAAGGAAGCTATGATCCCGGTATTACACCGGGATTTTTTGTGGGTACTAAAACTTGTAGCCGTTGCCGCAAAGAGCTATCTTTACAGTTTTTTCGGATAGACAAACGATATTCAGATGGACATACTTGTTGGTGCAAAGATTGTTATAAAGAAAATAACAAAGTACATTACATTAACATAAAACGTTGGAAAGATATTGAAAAAAAATATGGAATATCAAAACAACAATATAAAGAAATGGAAAAACGTCAACAAGGTTTATGTGCTTGTTGCAAGCAGCATCCAAAAGCTAGAGGCAGGAATGATTCTTTAGTTGTAGACCATTGCCATGCCACTGGAGTTGTCAGAGGGCTATTATGTGCTAAGTGCAACGCTGGGATCGGTTTTTTTGATGACGACCCTGCGTTGTTAATTCTTGCCTCTACTTATTTAAAAACACATGACAACTCTTGTTGCCAACGTTCCGCCAATTAAAGTATGGGTTCGCCGAGAATATCTTCGAGACTTAAGAGATGGACATGGTGAGTACACTCCAGGTTACTGGGTAACTTGTAAATCTTTAACTGGTCGAGCATTACAGTTTGAAACGTACTTAACTGAGTATGGAGCACTATATGACAAGCTTCCTATCAGTGCATTTCTTGCATGGGACTCAGACTATCCAGATAAACCCAAAGAACCTACACCTGACCTGGAGCTAACCGACCTTCAGTTCTGGAATGGGTTTGACCATGGACTTACGGTCGTTGAAAAAAATTTAATCTTCAACATGGGTTTTGAAGTCCTGACACGAAGCGCAGGTGTAATGAAGGGCACATATTTATTTACCGTAGACAACTATCATCCTCATAGGAACGAACCTGATTTTTACTTCTCGGAGTTTCCTGATGAGCACAAATCCCATAACATTGTGGCTTTGGACAACGGTCAAATTGGCGCTTATCCCAACAATCGGTGTCGCATGGTTGATCCATCATTGAGTTATCACAATCTCAAGACACCAGACTTCAAGGTATCAACACGCTACTTTGATGTAGAACACGCCCCCAAGTGGGGTCGTCTTGGAGAAAACGATGAGTACTTTTGGAGAACACCTAATGAAGATGTATAATAATTGAGTTCCCCCTCTCTTTCTGATGGGGCAGCTTGGGTGACTCGTTAGGCAAATAGTCTAGAAGGAGAGCCCAAGATAGAGGTGCAGTCACTGTCTGGATACGCCTGGTTAATTCACAGCCCGATTGTCGGTACGCCAGTTACACTGCATCCATCTATTAACAACACCCCCTATGCTTAGCTCCTATACGTAGACCATTTTGTTGACGTCAACAAAATGGTTTTCAGGATGATGCACAAACCTGGGGGTCACTCGGGGATTAGCGCAGCTTGGTAGCGCAATTGCTTTGGGAGCAATGGGTCGCAGGTTCAAATCCTGCATCTCCGATCACCTGGTCCGAGCTAATTGGATAAGACGGTTACTGCCGCTGCAGGACGATGTAGGTTCGACTCCTACCCAGGTGCTATTAAGAATCTTAATAAACCACGTTTATTGAGAAAACTGATAAATTATAGGTACACGTGCACAAAAACTAGACGTGACATGGAGCACTGCTAAAAAACGTATCGATAAGAATCGACAGAAGCTTCTGGAGTACAAGAAGACTTTGCAGTGCAAGAAGTGTGGGCTGAATGATCATCGTGTCCTTGAGTTCCACCACATAGGTGACAAGGACAATAACATCTCATCCATGGTGAACCACGGTTATTCCTGGAAGCGAGTAGAAGCAGAAATCGAGAAGTGCATCCCGCTTTGCTGCAATTGCCACCGTCTTACCCATTTCGAAGAGAAGCTTTAATCATCCAAGCAGCTTTGAAGGCTTCACCACACAGCTCAGCCATGTAGTTCTGAATATCAATGGCACCAACTTTGGCGGCAATGGGCTCTAGCTTTTTGGTTTTCATGCCCAGCTCTTCAAGGTTTTTATAGTAAACACCCAGCATTTCACCTGGTTTATAGCTGGTGCAGTGTTTGAATTCAGGACTTGCTTCCATTAAGCCATTGTGGCAAGAAGGTAATAAGTAGTCCATTGAACGAATAAACTCACCTAACTTATCAAATTGATCTTGATGAGCTTCGTATTGTTTGCCTAGGAACTTGTGTACACCTAGGAAGTTAGAACCCTCGTAGTTGAAATGAATGAGGTGTGACTGCACCTGAAGCTGATGCACATAAGCCATTAGTCCAATCAACTGCTGGATAAAACCACCCACATCATTTCCCTTGCTTTTACCAGGGGCTTTAGGCTTTGCTTGAGGCTCTGGAGTTACCCCAGAATTGAGTGGTTCTACCCCCATCTGGGGTGGTTGTTGCGTTTGAGGACCAGGGGTATACATAGCTTTTAATCAATAGTTCTAGTTTATCAAAAACAAATCAACGACTCATCTCGAGATTTCTTCCCAGTCCATGGAAGAAAGGACATCAGCTCCAGCAGATGCACTGCTGCATGCCAAGGTCAATTCTATTGCAGTACTAGTAAGACCATTACGCTCTAACTGGAATGAAAACAAAGCTTCTTTCAGGATATCAATAACAGTTGAACCTTGGTTAGAACCGTTGGTAAAACCACTTGCTAACACACGTCCTGTTCCTATGGTAAAGGAAGTGCCAGTAATGTTATATTCAACCGAAGAAGCTGCTCCAGTAGTAGCCCATGATCCAGCTGTGGTTGTACCACCGGCAATTACTTTCCAGTTGTAGTTTGCATTGTTGGTAATACCCATGATTGATAGGGCGGTCAAAATAACAATTGCATCAAGGCGTGTTGATTTGAGACGAATAGAAATAACAGGATAATCCGTAGAAGCGCTTGTTAAATCACGTGGTGATGCAATCGGAGTACCAATGGCAGACTGTGCTCCACGCAGTTCATATCCGCCTTCTGATAGGACTGTCGAACAAACTTGCTTTAAAGTACTGTTGCTTGCCGTAGTACCTACATTAGTAATTTCATAACGCAACGGCAAAGATGCCGTTGTTATATAAGTGGATGTAATTAGATTGGCGTGATGGAATGAATGGCAGTGAATGAATGCACCGTTGATGACAAACCCTGCACGTACAGTACCAAGGCCAAGCCATTCAATATCAAACCAAAGGATCTGTGCTTTGGTGAGATCAAGCGTAAAACCTGAAGGTCCATTGCCATCTAGTTTGTCAATGTTCCAGTTGGCTTGTGCTACTCGTGTTTCAGCAAGGCTTCCACTTACAGAACTACGTTCAACCAAGACTGGTTCTGTGGTACCACTGACTTCTAAGTACATGCCATTAGCAGCACCATAGTAACCGACCCGTTGCCGTAGGTTTGTCTTTGCCGCATTCATGACAAAGGTCGACATAAACAACAGGGATTTCCCTGGTTGATATGAACAGACCTTGTTGGTTTCTCTGATGATCTCAGAACCAGATGTAGTGGTTACATTGAGATCAACAAGGCCTTGGTTTTCATTAAATACAAACGTGCCACCAGTACCACTGGAGGTAGACCACAATCCATTGTCGTTATAACGATGGCTTGAATCAAATAGGGTCAGAGGTGCTGATACACGCGTACGTCCAAATGCATCTCCTGCCATTCCTGCAGGTTGCACGTAAGTACTTGTACCACTTGCCGTTGTGACTTCTAGTGGTTCTCCACTACACGTCTGTACTTTGATAACTTCATAAAGAAGATCTTTACGACTTGGGTCTCTATATAACGGCATGTTATTTAATCTATATATTCTTTATTATCGCATTGATTTACTGGGAGTTTTTACTTTGTATGATGGCACGCCTCCAATCCGCACGTAGATGCCCATAGTCTCGAGGCTCGGTGACAAGCGCATCTTCTGCTTCACACATCTCACAAGTTCCCTTATGAAAGGTTGCGCAGTGATGGGGCGGCCCAACGTATGAGCCGCGTTTGTACCACGTGCCATAGGTCTCGCCACAGCTATGGCAGATCCACGCAGGATATTCAGGATCCCTGGAACGCACCATCAATCTTGTCCAAGGTTGCTGTAACGAAGCATGTCCATCAACTCTTTTGTCTTTTCATATTCTTTACGAGCAGCCTCTGCGTTTTCATACGCAGCTTTATAAAAAGCTTTGTACAAATCTTTACCAGAAAGTTCGTACTGGAATTCAGCAAGGGTGTCAGCAAAGTGTTCCTGAGCTTTGCTCATCCACATTACCTTGGCTGCACTATCAACAGCGTCAGTAGTGTCGTGCAGGTTCTCACGTGAATCTTTAGTCACTAGAGGCTTATCCATTTGTGCAACAATTCTGTGTTTTTTGTACCAGTCTTGCCAACCTTTGATGGCATCTACGGGTTCATGAGGATGTTCCATCAGTCAAGAATGACAGGCTGTAGTTTTTTTTCATGATAAAGGCGAATGGCTTCTTGCATTTCAAACCAACGTTCACGAGCAAGAGGACCAGCTTCCCTTATGCAAAAGTCTTGGTACAACCCAGTGTACAGACTGTGCATTGAATGACTGGGATCTTCGCGTCCCGAACACTTGTACATGTGATCAAGGAAGATTTGTTTTTTAGCTTCTTCCTTGTGATCAAAGTCACGGAGGTAATCGGTGTTCATCATCAGTCGTTGAAGTAAAGGGCAGTGTTATCAGAGGTTACACCGGTTACTTGCTCAATGTCAAATAACATGTCATGCATTTCGTCTTGAATGAAGTCAGCTATTTCATCGGCAGTTTTGCCATTGAAAGTGTTGTAAGCTACCTCGACGTCAACCGTGTATGAGACGGTGAGCTTAGGTACGTAGACAGGGTCCATTGCTAGTGATGATGACGGTTCCAGCCTACCAGATTTTTGGAAGCTACACCATGAATTTACCGGCAAGTTTTTTGATTGGATTCATTACAGTATCTTGCATAACGCTAGGAAACTTTTGTGCCATACGCATGACTTCTCCTGGTCCCAAGGAAGAAGAGGATATGTCCACACGTGGGGAAGAAACACTAGTACGATCAATTTCAATATCGCTTGGGTTTACAGAAATATTAATTTGACTATAACCTCGACGCGGAAGGTGTTGACTGTATTGCGCAAAACGATCACCTCCAAGTTGCCAAGGAGATGTTGCATCTAAAGAATTCCATGCAGTATTGGCATCGTAACGACTAGCCAATCTACTAGCAGTATTAGCTGCTTTATCTTGCGGCGTACCAAATACGTCAGGCATTTTAGTTATTTAATAGACGCTCTAATGAATGGGCTTGATGCTCTTGGTAATAACCAAGACGTTTTTGAATAATGTTGTAGTAATTGATGGCAGCATCTACCATCTCTTCTGCATCCATTGATGCCGCAAGGTTTTCATTAGAAAGCATGGCTGCTGTCAAGATGACAACACCATGCTCCATCTTGGAACCAATCGTTGCGGAAAGAGGAGTTCCATCCTGGGTAAACCCAGCAATTAATTTGTTAAGGACTGGATCACCGCCCATGGAACTCCTACTGCTTTAACTATTGTACTGGCATTTACTTACTTGCTTTTTCTTTTTGCAAGTAGTACCAGTACGCATTGGATGCGTTCTGATGAAACCGTTTGCCAACAAGAAGCTTAAGCTTCTTTTGCTCTAGGTCTTCGTATTCATCCATGCAATAAGGTGCCACCTCACCACCATCTTTGACCATGTCAATTTGCAACTTGTTCATCTCAAGTTGCAATTCAAAATCTTTGACGGCATGTAGATGACAATCCATCTTGATGCACGCATCTTCAAGATTCGTCGGTGCTGGGATCTTCTCGTAGAAGCTCGTCTGGATACTCGGATGAAACCAATTCCATTCGGGGTTCACTGAAGATTCGTTTGGAACGGACAGAGTATTCTTGGACGACCTTGACTCCTGTTGGAAGTTGCCGACCTTCTTGATAGGCGCTGCGTATGGCATCGAGATTAGGGAGGATTTTAGTGACGGTTTTAGGTTCAGTTCTGGTGGATAGAACTTCTCCTGACATTGATCGTACAACAACTTGCTTCGTTGTTGTGACTTCTTCTTCAATGCAATAATCTGCTCGCTCTTGAGTGTGCCAAAACTCTGGATCCGTGGTGACTTCGACGGTAAGTTCTTTTTTGCGGACAAGGGTGAACTGATAATTGCGACCTGTGATTTTGTTCGAGTCTAAAGGAAGGACTCGACGTAGGTAATTTAACAGGCCTTTCAGCGACCGCAACTGGGATTCGTGGTGCCGCTTGGACTGCGTAATCAAGTCACCTTCTTTCTTGATGCGTTCCAATGCATCCTCATGGGACGCCATTGCGTAATAGATACGATCAATCTTTTCTGAGCGTAGGTGGGCACAACTTTCAAGCTCAGCTTTGGCCAGCTCCTGGGACTCAGGAGTAAGTAAAGGCAGTGATTTTTCAAGAGCATTGTAGTGCTCGTAGAGCTTGATAACGGTTAAGTCCTTGAGTTTAGCCTGTGTGATTTGGGTCATGGTTCAGTTGAATTGAGTTTGAAACTTGTTGAAGAGATAGGTCAACGCTATGCCAGCCGCTGCCCAAAGCAAGTCTTTCATCACCGGAAGTACGGCGGCAAACAAAGATTCAAACATGGTGTGGTGTTGAGATAGGTGGTCAGTTTTACGTCATGACCAGGACGGCAACCCTGCAGGGTTTATGCGTGCTCAGTCTACCGTATCGTCAAGAGTTGTAGCGATCCCTTCGAGACCTGCCGTGGTAATCGTGACCAGATTACTGACGTAGTCGGTTAGCGCCTGGAGCTTGGCGTCAAGAGCTTCAGTGTATGTCACCAAAGTTTCAATCATATCAATGATTTCTTGGTGAGAAGGAACCATACCATACACATCGTTTTCTTTCAATGCGTTAGGATTGTTACTCTTTTGGTAACGACGGCAATCATCATTGGTAGTGTACACAGCTTCTTGATACATCTCTGAGACAGTTTTGAAGTCAACATTGCCGACCCCTTCGCTGCTCAAAATGTTGCAGGTATCAAGGTAAAGCTTGGCAGCAGCACGGATGTTCTTGTGGAAGAACTCGGTGTACTGCTCAGAAGAAAGGCCGTAGGTGTCAATCGACATGATCATCAAAAACTTCGGTGTCAGTGTAAGGGGCACAAGCCTCTCGTAGTGCAGTCAAAATAAATTCTTCTTGACCTTGTGGACCCAAAGAAGTCCAATAGGCAAGTTCAGGATCATTCTCATCCCACTCGATGTGGATAGTCATGGTGCCATCCTCTTCGTCAATGCATTCAAGCTTGAACTTTTCGATCCAACTCAGATTCGACATGACCAATTAGTACGTTTAGTGCGTAGTCTTCATGATGCATCTTAAGTTCAGCAGCTAACTTTACAAGCTCCCAGTGTGTGTCTTCTGGGAGATCGAGATCGTAACGCGTAGGTTTTGTCATGAGAGGTTGAGTTGCAAGTTGACGTGCGTATTCAAGAATGTCATGGCTGACTTCAATGATTGCCTCCTTCATTTTTTGATAGCAGACTTGAGTTGTGGCAAGGCAGTACCAGGAAATGGTACATACCCAGCCTCCATCATATTGAAAAACAGATCCCATGCATCATACTGCGTAAAGATCTCCTTCGGTTTGTAGGTACGCCAATGTGTCAGCGGAGCTTGTGCTCCTGAATTTGTATACAACAATACAAAGCGTCCATCACTGATGTGGTCAGCGGGTGGTGCGTACCACCAAGCAACACACTTCTCAGGTGTACCACTGGGGCTGGCATTCCGTGCTTCGGTGCGCTTGCACAGCAGCTCACGGTACTTATTGAACCAACTCAGGTGGATGCACCAGGGTTTGAATCCTTCGATCTCGGCCGCAAAGTCAGATACGTTGCTGAGCTGACGCTGATACGACCCACACGAACACCAAGGTTCACCCATGACAGGCTCGGAGTCGTCAGCTTCCATGTCACCGTCAATGTCAATGGGCCGATTCGGAAGCCGCAATCCGTCTGGCGCAACCAAATGTCCAATATCCGTTTGATCGGACTGGAGGAGGTGCAAGACTTTGTCGGTGTTTGATACATGTATAAATTTGTCAGCCCAGTGCGCTTGTAGTTTTGCATTAGAACTTAGATGTCCGAGCGAGTGCGAGTAGTTCCAGCCCTTAAAAAGAATGTAAGCATTGTTGTGCCATACACTAGGGCCACGATAATTGGGACCAAGATAGGAAAAGAAATCTTTAAGACGGTGGGTGTAAGTGTTAAAGAAAGTCTTGATTAGTTCCCTGTTGTAAGCTTGCTCGCTACCATCGCGACGCACCACAAGACAATCATCGCCTCGCAAATAGATGCCACCAATGTCGGTGTCATCAAAGTCCTGAAAGGCACGCGAGAGATTTGTGCGTGTATAGATTGCAGCTTGCGCTGCATTAAGCTCAACTTGTGTTTGCATTTGATTTGAATTGAGTTGGTGTGTTGTACCAGGTGGTTACCCCCTCCAGTACTTGGCTTGCCCTTGGTCAATCAGAGATTGGATGCGAGCACGCTTGGCCATGCGGTACGTTGCCACTATAGCAGCCGCCCAGGAGACTGGGTTGGGCAGAAGGATAGCAGCAGCGGCTGTCACCAATGCAGTTTGAGCACCAACGGTAAGAGCAGCTTTGTCTTCTGGTTTCATGTGTTGAATCCCTAACACAAACGAAAGGTTTAATTAAGTTTACGTCGTAGTTATAATACGTTGAAACAATTGAATCCCATGTTGCAATTTGAAATGGGGCCAGAAGAAGCCTTCTGGCAAGAGAAGATGATACGTTCCATTAAAGAATGCAGTTCAATGAGTGAGCTAAAAGAAATGGCGACCTTACTAACGAAGATCGCCACGATGCGTCAAGTTGCTATTAAAGGATTAGTAAAGGATGCCATGGACTTGATGAGTAATCAAGTTGACCATGACATCTTGAACCGCCTCAAAGGCTAAGATCTTCTCCGGTTAGTTCATTGCGTGCAGGCAATGCTTTCACATCAACTGCATCTGCGATGCGTGAGACGGGAAGAATCTCAACGCCAGCCTTGATTCCATAGGCACCACCAAGACGTTGTGCATCTTGCCGAGAATGTTGATTAATGTAATCATTAAACATCTCTTGGTACTTCCAAGTCGATTCACGATCTTCATCAGGAATCGAAAGACGGCCCAATGATGCAACCGCTTCCTCTTGGGAGCTGTAGTCAGGGATGTCAAAAGATTCGATGGCGCAAATCTCTACGTTGTTGGCGCCACGCATTTCGTTGGCAAGGACGGGAGTAAACACCGTAGTGGCGTAGAACTTCTCGTTGAATGCCAGCGGTACCTCAGAGTCCAGTGCCTTGCTCAGGCACTTAGACATTTCCTTTTCGTACAGTTTGACCTTGTCGGAAACATCAGTGCCGTTAAGACCCTTGAGTGTTAGCACCATGGGGATCTTATGAGCACGCTTGTTGTCCTGGGTCAGGATGTACACCAGGTACTTTGTACGTACACTGTACTTACGCTTGTACATCTCGCCCTTGCTGTTGGCAAGGTCGGATGCAATCTTGTCGTTTTCAAACATGATCTTCACCTCTGGATCTTCAAAGGTTCCGATCGTTTGCCTCATCCCTGTGGTTTCCTCAACCATGAGGGGAGAACGTAAAAGGATTTGAACTCGAGGCTCAACAAAATTGAGTCCTTCTTCAACTGAAGTGTTGGGAGCCATACCAAAAGTTTGCTTGTAGTTCCAGATAACTGAATCTTTAGCAAACTGATCTTCAGTGGCACTCCATCCACAAGTGTCCAGATCTGACTTCCGCACGAACCAACCTCGTGTCTTGGACTTGTTGAGAGGTTGGATTGTGACAAGGTTTTGGTAACCCGAAACAAATTCTTTGGATTGAAAAAGCTTAAAGGAATCAAGTCCCCTGGATGTAAGCGCAGAAGTTTTCTTGGTGGTCATGGAAGCAGTCATGGTTGTTTCGTAGTCAGGAGTGAGCAGTTTAACGTCATGCTCAGGACGGATCCTTATTCTGGATCAGGCTTGTCCCATTTCATTACGTACTGCTGAGTACTTAATGAATCGAAATACGCCTCAGAAGATTCTTTCATGCACTCAAAGATGCTGCTTTCCATGTAGCCACAACCCTTGAGGAAATCCACAAGGTGATTGATTACATCGTCAGCAACAAGAGCTTTGAATTCATACAGAAGTTTAGTGTGCTCATCCTCATAGAGGAGAGTGAACTGATCATGCGTCGGTGTCATTAGTTTGTTGTGAGTTAACTAAACGTGCTTCGCAAAAAATGTGCGCAATTAGATAGGAGGCTGTAGCAAGTTTTGCAACTTGTTCAGCAATGTCTAAATCCTTTTCATTAGCACTGTGCATAATTTCGTATGCACTCTCCATAAAAAATTCGTACGCAATAGCGTCTTCTAAAGAAAGAAGATCTTGTTCTTGTAAATCAAGTTGAAGAGGCATGAATCAGAACGGAATGAATTCAGGAGTAGGCTCAGGAGCTGGTCCATACTGACCAGGGAGATCAGGCAGCCCTTGACTGAAGGAGTCTTCGGCAGTCTTGCCGCCCCACAGTGTAGCAACATTATCAGAGGAAGCAACCGTCGTCTGGGACGCTACGGGCTTTGGCTCGTTGACGCCAGGCTTTGGCGCCAAGGTCATCTGCACAAGCTGGATCTTGGTCAGTGTCCGGCGTTGTTGCGTTTCTTTATCAGTCCATGCATCGGTAACAAGACGGCCACGGATAGTAAGCCCAGTTCCTTTCCGCGTAAAGTTGACCATCAACTCAGCGTTATTTAACTTGTCATCCTTGCTATTAATTGCATAGAAGTTGAACAAGTCTCCTTGGTTCCGACCAGTATTAACTGAGATGGTTTGATTGGCAATCATCAAACCATCTGGTGTTGTCTTGAACGCACGTGCATCTTCTTGATCGATGTCTTTAATGCAACGACCAGTAAGAATCACATCGTTAAAGATTGGAAACGAATCATTAACAACTGCAATAACACCGCCGTGCAGTGAGTATGCCTTGGCATCAATGTCGTAACGGATCTTTGAACCGTGTACATACAGACGAGCACCACGATCAAGCATCCTGAATTTCTCAGCAGCCTTGCCGTAAACATGAAGAGCAAGAGATGTTGCAGATTTATTTTTTCCTACAGGAGGAAGCATTACCTCTGCAACATAGTTGCTTGACGTGGCAGAAGTATAAACTTCGCGAGGTGTGTCGTTGAGTTGAGCGCAAACTGTAACAAAGTTCATGTGTTCAAACAGTAGGTGATAAGTAGTTTAGCGTCATACTTAGGACGAGAAATCATTCTTTAATAGTTGGGATTGGATCGCCAAGGCTTTCAAGCCAACAGATCATGCACCAATAACCTTCATGACCTTCGATTGTGCTTTTAATATATTGATCATGTTCTCCATGTATAGGGCAAACAACTTTTAAAGTTGTTGGCTTTACTTGAATGAACCTTTTTGTTTCTAGTTCCTTTGTTCCTAATTCCATGGTTAGTGCGTTTGGCTCCAGTTGGATCCTACACGAGAATCTCCCTCGATGTCACAGAGAAATCCAAAGAATTGCTGTGCTTGTGGGAAAGCTGCCAACGCTTGGGCTCTGATCTGTTCAGTGTGTTTGGGACTACAAACCAGTTGCACTTCGTCATGAACCATCAAGACTTGTTCCCACTCTGCCCCATGGGGCAGAGTGAGGGCAGACTCAATGTTGTCATGAATGTTAATAACAACTTGCTTCATGAGGATTGCACCTGCTGATTGCAATAAAACATTCAATCCTTTGAATGCCGAACGACAATAAAGAATACGGCGATCTAATCCAATGAGACAATCATTGTTTGCAATCTGAGATTCAATACGTTCCTTAAGTTCTTTCAAGGCTGGCACCTCAGCCATGAATGAATTTATTGCAGTTCTTCCTAGTTTACGCAGAACTTCTTCATCTTTTTCATTCGGATCCACAATGCTGCCAGCCTTGAGGTGACCAGCGCCATACAACACGGCATACAGTAAACGTTTACTGATGTCCCTGGTAGCCACACCAAAACGCTCTTGGTTGTACACGTGAATGTCAATTGTTGGATCAGTGACGACACGTGCATACTCACCACCGTCATAGATGGCAAGGTAACCAGCAAGACACCGTAGCTCCAATGCTTTGGCATCAATACCAATCATGTCCCATCCTTGTGGTGCATGAAATAAAGAACGACATTCTTTGCCATATGGCGAATAGCCCGCTGGCACCTGACCCATATTTGGGTATCGGTGAGCACAACGACCAGTGACGCAGCCGTTAGTAACAACGTCACCGTGCATACGACTGCTATCATTATTAACCAGCTTGAGCCAAGCGTTGTTGCCATCTGCAATTTGACCAAGGCGTTTCTTGATGAGCATGTATTCTGCCAGAGGCTTGGCTTCTGGGTAAGGCAATGCCTCTAACACTTCATCATTAAGGATTGGATTTCCTTTTTCAGTTGTCTTTTCTGGTTGCCATCCGTACTTAGCCTTGAGTCGATCAGCAATTTGATCACGAGATCCAGGATTGAATTCTTCGTAATGGATCTTTTCAAAAGGTACTCCTTTGACATAGCCACGATTTTTATTGTTGACCTTAGGAGTAAACCAATTGCGATGTTCGATTGGCGGAAAAATTTCTTTTAGTTCCGCTTCAAGCTGTGCTTCTCTTGCTCGGAGATTATCCACAAGATCAATAGCTGCATCCACATCAAAAGGAACACCTGCTCTAATTTGCTTATTAATGGCAAGAGCAAAGTCGTGTTCAAGTTTGAGAGCCTGCTCTGGATAACCTTGGTTGGCGATATGCCTCCAAAGTTTTGAAGTAACCGAGACGTCTTGCTTGCAATAGACAAGCATTTCTTCTGAGTACTCTGAGAAATCTTTGAACTCAATCTTGTTATCGGAGAGGCGGTAACCCCAGGCTTTAAGACCGGCCATCCCGCGGTAGTTCTTCGGAACTTCCGGATAGAGTTGTACGTCAAGGTCGTAGAGTTTTTCCTTGGGCCAGATGAGTCGTGTGCAGATGAGTGTGTCAAGGATGCGTGCTTTGCAGTTGAATGAATGTAGTTTTTGCAGAACCGGTACGTCGTAGAAGATCACATTGTGACCAATAAGTACATCACCGGTTGCCAGATGAGCAAGAGCATCATCAATGCGATCAGGCCCATAAGCAAAAGTTTCTTCTCGGTTGATATCGTAGATAACAATACAAAAAACTTTCGTGACTTTATCGTAGAGGCCATCGGTTTCAATATCAAAGACTAACCAAGATTCATTTTTGGAACCGGGCTTCATCGGAAACCTGGAGCTCATAACAGGAGAGTGTGGGTTCATTGTCCAGGATCCAACTTAGAACTTGATAAGCACCAGCCCGATAAGGATGGGAGTAAATTCTACTAAGTGAACTAGCAGAATCCAAAGCTAACAGTTCAAACTTGGAGTCGGAACTATTGGCATGGATGGCGTGTGGCACACCATCCACCAACGTACTAATGATGTAAGCCATTGAGCAGGATAAGACCAGGCATATGGTACCAGGTCTTATCGTGATAACTACCTTTGTGACTTACCGTAACCTACGAACTTACCTTCTTTCTTCCGTTGCGTTAAGGCTTTCATGGCATCAGATCCAGCACGTTGCGAGCCATGAACCAAGAGTGCGAACGGCTTGTCACCAAGGCAATGGCTGTCGTCGTGATCGATCTTTAGCCCACGCTCTTGCGCTTCCTCTTCTGTGTAGACCACATGAGCAATGCGCTGGAACACTTCAGGGTACTTGGGGATCAAATAGTCGAGAGTCCCACCTTGCGACGCAGTGAGATAGAAGTTAGATGGGATGATGTCCTTAAGGTTTAGCCACATGCCAAGCGACTTGGTGTATGCGTAGAAGGTTTGTTTAGGACGCTCTTGTGCGACCATGATCCAAGCACGCATGTAGTTCTCAGTCCAGAAGTCACCTGACTCATGGATCCGAAGCAGCTTCTTCGATGGCTGCATCGAGAGTGATAGGTCGATCAGATCACGCAAAAGCATGGCTTGATTCCCATTCATATGCATGGTCTCACGCAACAGATCCCAGTTGTGCCAACGAGCTTCACGTACGGTCGGCCTGGTCTCTGCCATGGCAGCAAAGCAACGATACTCATCTGCTTCTGTGCCAGTGAACTGAGGTAGGTCCATGATCTTGCCAGTGACACGATCAGCCATGGTTTTACAGACACCAGCGTGTGGACATGCATAGCCCGCTGGGATGTTGAAGATCAGACGGTTCTTGAGCTTGCCGTTACCTGTGGAAAACTTGAGAAGTTTCATGGTGTTGAGTTGAGTTGAATGATAATAAAAACTAATGAGTAGTTTAAGGACGTGCTCAGGTCCATCTTCCCGTTCGGGATTATTGCAGTTGACTACAGCCTTTGAAAGGCTCACGTGATAAACGAATCACGATCTGATCACCTGAGTCTGGGACCTCAGATGGACCTTGGTGCACCAAGATCTCCCATATGTTTCTGTTGATTTTCATAATGGAGTTGCAATAGTTTGTCATCAAGACTTCTTTATCTTGCCCTGGTTTATAGGACAAGACTTTCTTGTGAATGCCAAGTGGTTCATCCTGATTGTCTTTTGTGTAGGAAGCAACCCAATAACTAGATGAACGTGTGTGTTGTTTGGTGGAGCTAAATCCTTTCATTACAGATTACTTTGATTTGCCTCAAGTTCTTTAATACGTTTGTCCATTTGCCATAGCAAGATCATCAATGATTCTGTATCAAGTTGAGAAGCGTAGCTTCCTTGCCAATATGTAAACTGTTGGACAAATGCATAGTAATCATCTGGAAGATCAGATTCATCTGTGACACGAGCCAAAAGAAAAGACATTGTTAGTCTGCAAGTTGTTTTAAAAGTGCATACATATTTTTATCTTCTGTGCATTTAGCAAGCCCAGAGAGAACAACATAGGCTACCCAACCTGGAAACAATAGCCCAATAAAACCAAGGACAAAAAGGAAAAACCTTCCTTTGATACCCATTGCCTTGTTGAACTCTTTGCAGGTTTCTGAAATAGAGATCATGGTTGTGTTACTGGGTGAACTACATCATATACATCAATCATCATATACTTTCCGTATCAATAGATACTAAAGCCATGACGTTAACGTATCGTGGTTGCAAATACAACCAAGAAGATCAGGCCAAGACAGACAAGGCATGGTGGAACTTAGCACACCGTCCATGGCTTTGCCTGACCTACCGTAACATCTGCTACTTTCCTTACGTCACTGGAGGACAAATCAAATGAACAAGGCACTGATCGTTTACCTGGTGGACAAAAAGAAAAAGCTGGCACGCAAAGATGTGGAGTCCAAGCATGCCGTCACAGAACTGAAGAAGCAAAGTGCTGCAACCTTTTAGTGAAGGTGACTACTGGGCTTCAAGCTCGTTGGCAATAAGCATTAATTGACGCAAGGCGAACACGATGCCAGGACTGTCTTCCACATCGCCATCGCAGTACAGGTTTTCAATCTGCTCTGCAGCAGCTCGCAGGGCGGCGGCAAGACGTGCGTGTAGTACTGGCGTGGCACGTCCGTATCCACCACCGGATTCAACCGCTGCGTTAACTATATACTGTGCGGCGGGGGAAAGGTCAGTCATTGGGTAGGGCCTCCAGTGCGCGGCGGATTTTGTCGCACACGAGATCGCCACCGTGAGACACTCGGAATACGGCTGCAATTCCATCCAACTGCTCAAGCGCCTGCTCCTTCAAGCTCGGCGGCTTGGGGCGGCGAACAAGACGAAGATCATGGGCATGAACAAATTTGTTTTGGAATGAGTTAATCCAATCACAGCACGCTTCTAGCTCTTGGTCGCTGCCCCATTGGGCAGCCGCAGTAATAATTTGCTCGATGGTGCAGCCAATCTTTTCTGACTGGAGCCAGTTGTGGATTTTGTCCGGTGGTGGGACAATGGGATGTTGTTGTGTCATGGGTGATTAGTGGTAATAGTTACTTACGTTGAGGTGTTTTGATATGGAGGCATGAGGTCTCCATTCTCATCAATGATGCCAGCTTCCATAAGAAACTGGCGTGCTTGCTCTGGTTCTTTATATCTCTCAATCAGATCATTGATCTGTTGAGAACACAGCCTCTCCGATGATTGGGAATTCTTTGCAGAAGATTCCTTTGATTGCTTCTGCAATTTCTCTGTGTTCGAGTTGGGTTGATTCATGTGTCCGCAGTTGTAGATAATGGATCCAAGATCTGATGGTGCCGTTCATGAAGAGACGGGTCTGTGTTGAAAGTGGCAGGATGAACCTGGCACATTCTTTTGCAACGCCGCTGCTAACCATCTCGCGGTAGAGATGTTCAGCGTCTTCATACAACTTGCTAATGCGGCGGTAATAACTACTGATTGCATCAGCAGACAAATCATCAATACTGTTTTGACGATTCTTAAAGTCTTGTCGACGCAGATGAGGAATAACAGCTGAGCCAAGTTCACTGGTATCTGCGTAACGTTGACTGAATTCCTGGAACGAGAATGAACGATGCCTAAGTATTTGCGGTGAGATTGCACGTGTTGTGTTGATTTCAACACACATGTTGGCCATCTCGTACGGTGACCAGTGCTGATGTTTAATCAGATAACGCAACAACTTGGGTGCGGTATCCATGTTGTCTTGATTCTTGGGTGCAGAGACGCGTGCCATGCGCGTGATCATCTCTTCTGCATTGGGCGTTGCCCAAACAAGTTGTACGTTCATGAGCACTTAAGGAAGTAATGCCAGCGAGATGTGGGATCAGTGTAACGGATTACTGAACAACCTTCGTACTGATCAAGGACTTCAAACTTAGAGTTGTTCTTAGGTTGATCAGGTGACAAAAAGATTGCAGCGATTAAACCAGTAGCTGCAAACGCAAGGATTGTTGCGCAACAACCACGAAGGAATTGAATGTGATTTTCAGTCATGTCAATCAGGCAAAGATTCAATTGCTTCTGTAATTTCACCATACAAATCATCTGGAATATATCTGTAACATTCCAGAAGAGCTTTCAATCCTCTTTCTTTTAAACTTAGCAACTCGGGGCGGCGAGCATTGCGAAGTTCACGTCCGTAACTGGGGCAAGGAACACTAAGCCAATCACAGCACGCCTTCAGCTCCTGGTCTGCACCCCATTGGGCAGCGCGGGTGGCAAGGTCTAGATGAAAATTGGACTGTGAAATTTTGCCACCAAAGTAAGTGTCAACCCACTGCTGCACCAACTCAGTCGAAGGAGTAATTGGGTTTTCTTGTGTCATGTTATTCACCAGGGACAAGGACTTCTTTGGTCAGACGTTCTAGTGCTGACACAGGACAGATGCGTGCAGTGGCATGTTCAGTTGGGCTAGGTAAATGATCCCAACGAACAAGCAAGAACTTTTGGGTAGCACCACGTGAGTTGTTTTTGTAGTTGATGCCAACCACTTCACCGTACCGCTGGCTCCTGTACTGAGAGATGCGTTCTCTTGTTTGTTGGTTGTTTGTGTAGATCCCATGGGGTTTGGGACGTTCAGCAACACGGTCACCAATCTTGTAATCAAACTGTCGCTTGGTTGTCATTGTAATAATTAGTTGTTGTCGGGAAGTTGTTCAAGGGCGCGGCGGATGGTGTCGGAACATTGAGGCCACTCCAATTCTGTTAGGCCAGCGTCAGCTTCAGCAAGTGCTTGTAACGCCTGCTCCTTCAAGCTCGGTGGCTTGGGCCGGCGTGTGGCGCGGAGTTCCCTGCTCTTGATTCCCGACCACTTCCAATCCACCCACTCACAGCACGCCTCTAGCTCTTGGTCGGCGCCCCATTGGGCAATAAAGGGAGCAACCGTATTCCAATCGGCAGTCAAATGTGCCCACTGCTCTACCAGCTCCGACGGTGGGGTGATGGGGTGTTGTTGTGTCATTTGATGTTGGTGTAAGTTTTGTAGTTGACAATACGTGAGATTGTACTGCGAGCAGTGTCATAGCGTATTGCTATCTGACCATTGCTCAATCCTTTCTGATGTAGATGACGAATCATCAACACATCATTATCAGTCAAGAAAGAGTTTCCATTCCTGGTACCAATAGGTTTGTAGGCTTTCAATGGAATTGGTTTAGCAACTTCATACCGTTCAACAGTACGGTACTTGCAACCACAATCAAGACAACGACAATAACGTTTGGTTACATCAGATCCTAGATGTTCAGTACAAGTAACGCGTGTGTTACTGCTGTTGCATTGTCTGCAATTCATCTTCAGTAAGATTCAATGAGCTGAGTAGTTCAAGACAATTGATTGCACCCATAATTTTGAATGCATCAACAATAAGATCTTGTTTTAAATCAGGAAGTTGATAGTAGTCATACAGAATTTCTTCTGCACGATCGAAGCCATCATAAGTACCTGTCAACTTCTCAAGTGCAAAGCCAGGCATGTTATCAACTAAGGCTGTAACAATTGCTTGTCTCACTTGAGTCCATGCTTGCTCTGGTATCAGTGCAATCGTTTGATCAACAAGGTCAAGATCAATAGAATCGTTTGTCATGAAGGAAGGCCCCCGCTTACGCAGGGGCTGAGTAGTCCTTGGCTAGATGATCTTACACAGTTATGGCAGTGGTGTCTACCACTCCATCGCCTCCATCCGTGTTCATGTTCTGTAACATTTGCTCTAGGATCGCAGCTTGTGCTTGTGCCTGTGCCATGAAGTGAGCAGCACGTTCTGCTGACATGACATGGCAACGACCATTGGGTTCAATGTAAAGCCAGCTGCCATCAGGCTGTTGCTTACCCTGGAGAGCTAGGCGTTCTGAGTTCCGTGTGTACTTGAGTTCAACGTTGTGATAGTCACGCAACCCCTGGTCGTCAGTCCAGGTAGCACCAACGTGATAGCCCCTGTCTTCAGCACTAAATGCATGAAACTCAGGAATAAGGCACTTGATCGAACGAATGATGTCCATTGTTGTGGTGTAATGTGTTGAGTTGGTAGCCGACCTCGGATTCGAACCGGGACTGTAGCGATTTTAAGTCGCTTGCCTCTGCCGTTGGGCTAGTCGGCCTCACTTGGACTTACGTCAATTGAATCTGACTGCCAAGTGTGGTCTTGAGGTAGGACTTCCATTCCGTAAGTCCAGCTATCATAGTCATCCTCATTACGAGGATCGTCTTCAATCAGGATGTACTGTGGTGAGTTGTCCGTGATGTATTCACCAATGTTAGCCATGGCCATGGCAAGGAGCTGATCATCGGTGTAGTCCATAGGTAAAGAGGCATCCCATTTACGAGGATAGGATGCCCCTGCTGTGGCTTCAGCTCTTAGAGCTTAGCTCATCATTGCGAAATTGCAAGGCCAGTTTGAATGCATTGGAGTACTTCTCCTTCTGATCGTCGTCCAATCGCTGGTTGCCGACGCCAGCAATCTGCTTGACATTCATCACACCCATGGATACATCCAGTTGGATGGTGAAGGTTGGCTTGCCATCAATCATACAAAGCACAATGAAGTGCTTACGTTTCTTGATGTCCTCTGCATACTGGGACGCAGAGCCAACACAGTTACGAACAGCTTGGCCCCATTGCGCTAGCTGATGGGTGTCAATGGGTTGGAGGAATGTCCAGTCACTGTCACCCATGTTGACCTTGACAGGTGTAGGGAATAAATCCTGGTGCAATGATTCCTTCTTGTTAGCTATCTTCCATGCTTCTGCTTGCACATAATCATGGAAGTCAGGCATGCGCCAACGTTTAGGTGCTTCGATAGTCTTGCCGTTCTCAAAGATACGCATTAGCATTGAGAATGTGTCATTCATCTCATACCATGCATGGATAATAAAGTCATGATCAGATAGAGAAGAGATCCGACGAGTCTCTTCATTTGTTTTCTCAACATGCTTGCGCATCATATTGAGGAATGATGTAACAGACATGTGCTCACGTAGCCAAGTAAGCAAAGCATCATTGGTACGTAGATGATTGAGATTAACAATACGCAGTTCTTCAAAGTATGTACGGTAGTGATCAAGTGGGCAATCAGGCCATACACGATTAATGAAGTAGATAGAGTTTGTCGTTTGCTCAAACTCTTTGTAGCCATACTTGACTGCCTTGCGCTGATTGTTCTCAGGGTTATTGTATTCAGCTACAGATTTGTCAAGCATAAGTTGAAGTTGTTTCTTGATAGAAGGTGTAGTAATAATGTGTTCAATATTCTGTATGGTTATGTAGGTTGTAGATACATAGTTATTCTTAGCTGTCCATGCATTAGCAAGGTTGACCATACCATCAACCGTTAACTTAAACGCTGAACGATCTTCAATGCAGTTTGTTAATGCAGATGGAAACTCAAGTGCATCAAGAAAGTTATTACATTTGATGCGCTCAAACATAGAACGACAATCGTCCCATGTTGGAAATGTTTCCATCAAAGTTTTCTCAAAGCTATTGATTGCATCATTCATATCACGTGACTTCTGATAATAACTAGCAATACCCATGGCACGCCAGTTGCGTGCATCATTACCAGCAATAACATCTTCCTTGGTTATAGTACGTGAGTATGTAAAGGTCTGTGAGCCACGACCAATGGTGTGTTCAGTGCATTGATCTTTACTTTCCCAAATACGGCGAGGCAACATTTTAGCTGCAGCAGCAGTATTCTTGAATGCAAAGGCATAGCCATAGAGATAGTCCTCTCCCTTGGCAGGTAACCATGCGGCATACCAGCATTGCTCGAAGTGATAGAGAACTGCAATGGTAATCGTACGTGCTTGTGGTGTAGCAATATCAACTACCTTGGTAAAGCGGTGATAACGCTCAGATACACCTGATGCATTGATGCGATCAATCGCATCTTGTTGATAGCCAGCACGTATCACATTCTCAGGGATGAGATGTGGGATATTACCCAGTGGATACTTAGCTTTCTTCGTAGACTTCTTAGGTTCTTGCTCTTTGACCAAAGCCTTGAGCTTTGGATCATAAGCCAAGAGTTCTTGTTGCAGGCTGGAGGGGAGATGGAAATACATGATGAGGTTGGAGTTGAGTTGAGTATAGGCAGTTTAACGTCATGCCCAGGACGGTTGATTAGCGGATCTCTTTTAACTGACGCAAAAGTTCTTCGTCAGTCTCATCACCTTCCCATGGACCAATGCGTTGGTCGCAGCAATAAGTACCGTATTTCACGTCATCATCGTTAATGATATCGTGAAGACTGACACTGCGTCCATTCGCAAAAACTGGCATGCATTTAGCAAAGCCAGTTGCCAAGTACACTCGACCCTTGGGGCCACGCAGTACAAAGTACCAGCGTTTGAATTCAAGTGAAAAGCCAATCATTCGTAGTCACTCAGATCGAGTAGTTGCCAGAGAGGATCGAGTTGATCAAGATAACTGCAGAAGCCATCTTCGTCAAGAGGAATCGGTTCCTCTGGATCCAACTCAATAGTTGTTGTGCACAATGCAGGAGCCCACTCTTCAGGGTCGAAGCGAGTCGCCCGATAGAGCAGGCGCATGTCGTCAACAACTGCTGTAACTGTGACATGAGTTTGTGTGAAGTAAGTATCTTCGATTGCAAGGACTGTCATCAGTTGTCCTCCACGTAGGAATGGTGGGTGGTCTTGATGAGGCGGTACTTCATCCACAGACGTGCTGTGTCGTACTCGCCATTGAATCGTGTTTCATCTAAAACATTTGCACTTGCTCTGCGCTTTGCGCAGTCAGCAAGATTGATGCGATCAAACATGTTGAGATAGTCGACGTAAGCAGACATGAGTTGAGTTGCGTTAGTGGACAGGACCTGGGACTTACACCGTAAGGATGCCCAGGATCTTTAGAATAATTTAATGTTTGGAATACTCAAGCCTGTGCCAGGGATACTGACTGATCCTTTGACGCCATTGGGGCTGGCGTTGACAGTCAGTTGGAATGGACCAAGCTTGATCTGTTTACTTACTGACTTGATACCATGTTCAGTGATGTTCACACCATGAATGGTGCGATCAAAACTAATGGGAGATTTCTTAGTCACTTGAGATCCTCCGGCATGAGTGCCATGGCATCATCGTCATCCATGTTTGTCATTACAAATTTCTCTCCATTGGGAGCAATGAAGCCCCCAATGAAACCAATGCCATGTCTCTCGGCTGATTCCTTCATCTTTGCTACAAGCTGCATGGCCTGCAGGCGTTGCATGTCAAGGGAGTCGGGAATGCGAGGAGTGTTGGAGGATGTCATTTGAATTGAGTTGATTAACTAGGTCAGTCTACCAGGGTAGTCAAGGTAAAGGCCATGCATCAGAGATACTAATACACGGCCAGTACTTATGTACTACCTGATGTTAGATTCCTGCAAGGCTTGGGTCATACTGAGGTGTTGGATCGTAGTCGATCCTTTCCTCAAGCATTGCAATCACTTCATATAGAACATCTTCATCCCCTGGAACCAAGTGTTGACAAGTACATGAACGCTTTGACTCACGTTCAAGGACTGCCTTAAGTAGATCCACAATCTCTTGTAGCTTGTGGTATTCGTTTGATGTCCAGTCAATTGTTGGATACTTGGTGTTTGCCATGGTTAAGTTGAAGGTGAAGTTGATGTGAATCCTGGGACTTACACCCTGTGGATGCCCAGGTATTAATTAGTAGTCACGGAAGATTACACCAAAGTACTTAGTACTTTGAGGCTCAACATCTTGTTCTTCTTCTTCTTCTTCAAAACTAATTCCAGGTAATTCTTCATAAGTTTTCTCGTTGAACAAACGGAAGTTAAAATCAACTCCGTCAGTAATATATTCGACATTGTTTGCTTCGGAAGAATCGCAAACGCAAATGTCAAAGTCTCCGTATTTGTTCTGTGCTTTAAGTAGTTGATCAATCAGTTTGGAAACAAGCATGGTTGCTGTGAGTAAGTGGAGATGCCCTGGGACTTACACCACACTAAATGTGTGGATGCCCAGGCTTAAACTTAGATGAGATCTGAGTTTGTACTTATGTTAATTGCTGGTAGGTATGCAGTTGGTGGTAGCCCATTCCTTGAGGGATGGAAGCAAGAGTACATGAAAGCACAGGGTTCCATGCCACCACCTGAAAAGGTGATGGACTTCTTGACATCTGTAATACGGAATGAAAGTATTCCAATGCAAAACAAACAAGCAGAGATAAGAATGCTAGATCAGATGCGTAGGTTTGGACCTGAGGTGAGGTCTGTGGTTGGGTGAGGATGGGTAAAAGGATGAATACCGTGTTATAGAAGGGTGAATACCGTCTTATTATCTTAGATATAGGGTTTCATACGTTGTTAAAAAAGTGTATTAAACCTGGTGTCTAAGGGATGAATACCAGCTTATCCATACAACTTTCTAGAAGAGTATGAAACCCTATAGAGGGTTAGATAAGACTGTATTCACTGTTGAATAAGATGGTATTGACGGTTTCCCCCGTCTTCCCCATGTACATGTGTACTATTCCCTGGTATAAGAGAAGATATCTTTGGTACGTGTGTACTAGATATAGATATGAATGAAGGATATCCCTGGTACATACCCACTAGTCAGAGGTACATACCAGGGATGGGTAAGTATTAATACTTAATATTGTCTGGCAACAAAGAATTGCCAATACATGCCAATACTTTGATTACTCGAGATAATCTATTCGCCATTCGCAAATAGCGAATGATATAACGCTGGTGTTATGTGACGTAGCTTATTGTTCCTTTGGTGCAAGCATGATCCATGCTGTGTAGTTAGCACTGCTTCTGTCTACACGTATCAATCCGTACTCTTCCAGTCGCACCAAGGCCTGGAGATATTGCTCAAGCCTTGAGCTTTGCGATGGAAGCTTAGGTACGAAGCATGCTGTGTTCCCATACTTCTTCTTGTGATTCAAGTAATACTGATATAAATTACGCTGGTTGATACTGAGTGCAGGTGTTGCAGTTGCTTGCATTGATCAGCAGTAGTACGGACGGGATTCAGGGTAAGCCTTAGCTAGTTCGTTGGAGAAACTGATGTCGATGTTGGATCGAGTTGTTGTATCTCCAAGAGACGGCTGGCCTTCGATCTCGTACTCTTCGAAGTAGTTGACGTAGATTCGGACCGCTTGCCTCTTGGAGAAGATGCAGTGGCTGACAAGCGGTTCTCCTTGGGTGTAGTACCAACCTCCTTCTTCGGGTCCGCCGTACCTAAGGTAGGTTTCGTGGACCGTGACAACCGTTGGGTCTTTGTGCTCGAAGTACTTGTGCACGTTGTAAGCATTGATTGCGAAGCGTGCTTTGTAGGACTTGGGGTAGAACTTCTTGAGTTCTGAGATGTAAGACATGATGCAAACTCCGTGATGATGATTGAAATGATTGCGATCAGGATGACGATGATGTCACCGTCATCCCATGCTTGACGCAGTGTGTACTTAGGCTTGGTCATCGTAGGTCTCCAGTTCAGGTGGGTTGAGTTCGTATTCTTCACGCATGGCTTGCTCTTGTTCATATGCCATGTCAGCCATGGCATCAAGCAAGTCAGCGTTGTAGTTGGGATCGAGTTCAGTCATTGCATGAGCTGAGTAGATGGACAGTAAACCCTGGGACTTACACACCGTACTTACGTCGGTGCTGCCCAGGGATCAGAAGGTATTGGCCACCTTTGTTGCTAAGGAATCAACAAAGATTGGACCATCTTCTTGGAATGCGAGCATGTATTGTTCACGCTCATCCTCATCCATCAATGCACCCAGTGTGTGATGTGCATGATAGAAGGCTAGTGCGTTGACGATTGCATACTTCTCATCAACGTTGATGATGAGGTGGTACCGCTTGTTGTCTTCAGTCTGATCCATGAGTGCGCCCATGTTGAGTTGAGGTAGGTGAATAGTTGAGCATGGGACTTACACCACTCTTGCGAATGGTTCTCAATAGTGGACGCCCATGTATTAGTCACTTCATGTAAAGGTATGAGCCCGACCAATCTGCATCCTGGATGCAGGTGGCAAACGATACGTCGTCCATGAGGTTGTAACGTACGTGCTTAGCTGGTGACGCCCAGCTTGCTGGTTTGTAGACAGAACCAGATTGACGATCAATAAATGCATGGACTGATGCACCAGTCTTGCCGTCAATGGTTGAACGCTTGACGTCACGTTGAATAAGTTTGTAGTACTTGGTACCTTTAACAATGTCAAAGGTAATGCCGCCATCTCCATAACGCTTAGCGTAGCTAGCAAGGAGTTTGTCGATGAGGCAATTGATGCGAGCCTCAAGTACTTGGATGTGCTCGGCTAGTTGTGTTGTCATGGTTTGAGTTGAGTTAAGTAAGGTTTGTACTAGGACTTACACCACACATTGTGTGTGGATGCCTAGTGTTGTTAACGAGTGAGACGATTAGTAAAGTTATATTTGTAGCCGCTGTCGTATGCAGGTTCCTTATACGTTACGTTGTTAGCAATCTTACAGATCGCTGACTCACCAATGTGATAGTCCTTAGCAATAGATAGTGCAGTCTCACCTTGTGCTTTGCGCATACGAATATCTTCTACTTGGTTATCGCTGAGAAAATTACTGCGACGACCACGCTTGATTGGGTCTTTCTCGATCGGAGGACGACGCCTCACTCGACGCAATACAATTGTCATGTAACGAGGATTACAATTGACAATGCTACCGATTGAGTCGTAGTCATATCCCTGGCACCTGAGTTGCCAGATCCGATCTTCCTTGACGATGGATACTCGATTGCGCATGGGGATTGATGAGTTGGTTGGGTAACTGGGACTTATATCCTCATGGAGGAAAGCCCAGGGTTTGTAGGTCAGTAACCTAAGACGTAAGGCTTGTCAGCCTTGATGAGCTGTGGGCCAAGCGTCGTGTACTTACTGGCTAGTGCTGCGATGGTGCTAATGCTAGCCGCAAGTATGAGTGCCGCCACCACAGCTTTCAGTAGATGGTGAGACTTATGAATCTCACCATAAGAATCGAGGTGGATGAAACCGTTACGCATGCGATAGATCGTCTTCATGTCAAACGGTCTCCAGGATATAGCGACAGCAAATGTAGTCTTCATCTGGTAGCTGAACAAAGTTACCTCGTTCGTGCGAACCGTAGGTATCTACCCATCGCTCGTCAATTAGTACATCGAGACACTCAAGGAATGCATCGATGTACTCACGAGCTTGGGATGTTGTCGCTACCCAATGGAGATAGACGGTGTTGTCATCGAACTCCAAGTGGTAGTGATTGATCTTGAACACTGCAAGTGCAGAGTCAAGCTCTTCTTTGCCAACTAGTAGTGCCATGTTAAATGCAATGGAATGGAATCCAGGATGTTGAGTCCTGGTGGGAAGGGCCGAAGCCCCTCCAATCAGGAGTCAGTCCTCATGCCTGCGTTCCCAACGGAGCAGATCCCTGTTGAGATCTACTTTGTGTTGGAGTACCACGCAGAATGGGACTAGGTCTTGGAACTGGGCTAACCCATCTTGCCATTGGAAGAAGAGTTGTAGTGCAGCTTGACGCTGTTCTTCAATCTCTTGGTCAATGGCAGGGGAGTCTCTGCGAGCCAATAGACGTGCGTCTTGGGTCAGCAGTTGTTCAACAGCTTTAGGAGTCATGGTCTCCAGTTGGTGTCGTGTGGTGTAGTGCAGGTGTGACCTGCAGAAAACTCACCGGCAATACATGTGTACTACCGGGAGAGTTATGTGCAGATTACAGGTACTTACTGTGGATGCAGTAGTACGTGTCCCCTAGGAATCCTTGTGTACGTACAAGGTTGTGGTTTGGTCTTGCGTTGCAGTGCTCTTCGTAGTGTTGGTTGAGTAGCTTCTGTACTCCAGTAGATAGGAGTAAGCCACTACCAATGCCAATGACAAGAGCAACACAGGAGTCTTTGAATGAGTTGGACATGAGTTGTTAGTTGGATTTAGATGGTGTGTCAGAAGTCCAGGTAGTCTTCTTCCTCAGGTTGAGATGGTGTAGCAATAGCTTTAGGCTTGGGTGCTGCACCGATAGTGGCACGTACACCTGTGAGTTTGATCTCAGGGTACTTGAGTGTCACTAGTTGTCCATCCTTCTGGTAGTGCGTCTTGATTGTGCTGATGCGTACATTCCACTGCGTGAGAATGAGCTGATGGCCTGTCACCAAGGTGCCCTTGTTGTATGCAGCAAGTAACCCATTGCTGTTCGTAAACCGCAAGCGGCACGAACCACCGAATGGATCGTTGACTGCAATACTTACTGCTAGAAAATAACTATCGTCTTCCCTGGACTTGAGCACCTTGAGGTCGGTGACATAGCCAATGATTGTGGAGCTGAACATGAGAATACTGTGGTGTTGATGAGCAGGATGTTGAGTCCTGCAGTAAACCCACCGTCGTAGTACATGCATACCACAACGGAAGGGTTAAGTGCAGGGATCAGAATGCTACTGCATACATGATGTCCTGGAGCATGGTCATGGAGTAGTTGTAATACTCGCGCATCTCGTAGTAAAGCTCCTTGGTACCTGTCGGTATACCTGACATGAATGTCATGGAATCAAGATCTTTCCATTCGCCATCTTTGATCTTCTGGAAGTGAAGCATAGAGCTTTCACCTCCATTCCAGATGACGCGATGACGAGTATCGAACTGAGGCTGGTAGATCAGCATGGTGTTGTGTAGTAGATGCCACGGGATTGTGGCAATTGTTGTGTGGGGGATTTGATCCCCCGGCTCACGCCTGGTCAGATGACCATCACAACGTCGTCGGCCTCCATCATCTCCTGGAAGGACATGATCTGCACGTCATGCGTGCCTTGGATGCCGTCGTTTAACTCTGGTGAATTAAGTTGGAAGTCTTGTTGTGCAGCTTCGATAAGAGCTTCTTCCCATTGGAAGGAGAAGCCATGCTGCACGCCGTCAATCACGATGTAATACATGGTGTTGAGTTGAGTAAATGCCACGGGATTGTGGCAATAACTGGACCAGAGTTTGCACCTGGTCACCCGCTTAGACGGATCAGTTGGTTGGATAGTTGTTAGCTGCGCACCACGCAAGGTGGATGTCATGTGCTTCTACTGGCCACTCATGATTGATGCATTGCTTTGCGGTCGCCTTATCCAATTGATGGACGGTGACCTGAGTACCAATGCCCATGATTGTGGCCGCGGCAATGACAATAGATGCGATGTGTTCGGTCATGGTTGGTGTGAAGTAGATGCCACTGAGTGTGGCAATGCTGAGTAGGGGGATTCGATCCCCCGGCATCACGCTTGGTACTCAGTGCTGCAGACAGCAATGCTCATCGGTTAGTCCTTGATAACCTGGGTATAACCATGAGCGCTTAACGTCTGCTTCCCATCGAGTTTTGAACGGACCTGCAGTCACCTGTTCCACGTACTGGAAATCAGTGACAGCAAAAACTTCTTGGAGGAAGTACTCGCCGTTACGCTCGATGATGTTGACGGTGTAGTCCATTGTATGGTGTGGTGTAGATGCCACTGAGTGTGGCAATGCTGATGGGAGGACTTGCACCTCCCTGTCCGCTTACGGATCAGCGCCCGCTATAAGTAACGCGGGAGTTGTTACGTTGGTTGATTGGCGCGTAGTCGCCAGTAATACGACGGTCGTTGTAACGGATGACGTCGCCTGTGATGCGACGATCAAGCTGAGACTCGTGCCACTCTTGTGATGCAGCCTGAGTAGCTGCAGAGAATGCACGTCCGAGGGATGTACGGAAACCCATGGTGTTAGGTAGTAGATGCCACTGGATTGTGGCAATGACCAGAGCCAGGCATTGCACCTGGCTTGGGAGCTATAACTCACCTGGTCTGTTGTAGTTGACGCACGAGCTTGCGCCCTGCGTCTACGGTCATAAGTGTGGAGCGATGCCACTCGCCCCACTCTTGGCCTTTGAGGACAAGCTTGGTGACACGCACCAAGTTCTCCTCCTTGTTCACCTGGAACTGATACACAGCAGTGTCTGTAGTCAGGGTGAAGTAGATGATCATGATTGATCCTCTTGATCTGCGACTGACGTGCGCAGAAGTAACGGCTGCGTTTAACGTCCAGCTTGACGAATGACCCTTGGATCTATTGCTAACTCTTCTGTCTTGCTTGTGTTGAAACAGTGACAATTACCTCGAGCTTCTCGATGAACTGTTCTGTATCTCCCGCAGTGACGCGTAGCCGAAAAGCCTTGCGCGCGAAGGGATCTCAGGGATTCGTACGCTGTCTGAAAGTGTTGCAGCCTGTGGAAAAACCTGTGGAAAACTCGTGCATGCCCCCGCTTCGCTCCGACTTATTCTCTACCCGCCCACCGTTCTTTTTTTTCTATGCACATTCGCATTCCCACAGGTGTTGTAAGAACCGTCAGAAAAATATTTTCCCTATTTTGGGTATATAGGGGCCATTTTCACGAGAAATCGTACACTATCAACAAAAAGCGTAGACGCTGCAAGGAGTTTGCCCAAGTTTTTAGACAAAATAGCCGGGGATTCTACCCCGGCTTTACGTAGATTTAATTATTTACTAAAAAATTAAAAATTAAAAATTGGAATCAGGGCTAGGAATTTTGGAATTTTGGTTTTTAAAGTGGCTTGCCGCCATGAATGCGCTTTTATACTTATCGGAATCGGGTACTTGACGCGCTAATTCCCGCAATGCACCCGAAGAAAACGTTTTGACGGTAACAGGATCCGCGCCTGCGTTCTCTAAGTCCTCCGTTTTACTTGCAATGGCACGCATTGCTACGGCACGTTGCATTCTATCTACCGGATCCATTGATTTCTTGGTACTTTTCTTGTATATAGTCTAACGTACGTTGTTATTTCTTGAATTTTGCACCTTAAAATACAGATATCATAGAAATATCAGACAATAGGAATCACATGGCGGAATATTACGGCGAATCACGGAATGAAGGTCCTAATTTCTTGGGAATGGCCGGTCTTCTTGGCTTAGGCGCCCTTGCTGGAGCTGGTGGCTACTACGCATTACGTAACCTCAAGGGAAAAGGTGCGGCGGCAGAGGCATTAACCCGTGCCGCACGCAGTGAACGCCCCCGTGGTGTACAAATGGGTGACCTTAGTTCTCGCGTTACCGGTGACACTGGTTACGACCCACGCATTACTGGGAATACGCAACTTCCGAACCGTCGTCCTACCCGTGTTACGGGCGACATGGGTGCACCTGTCAACCCACGGCCGGTAGCACCGCATGCACCAGAGCAATATTCGAATGTTCCACCGAGCGTACCGCCGACTACACCTACTTCTGAATTACGTTCCCAGGTGTATGCCAATGTAGCTGCCAAGCCTGAGTCTGAATTACCAAGGGTATACAAACCCCAAGGTGGTACGACCGAAGAAATGCTTATTACCGACCCCAACACTGGTGAGATTTACCGTAGGGGTGGTGGCGGTTCCTATTTTGCAAGTAAAGCGGCAGAACTGGCAGGCAACATTGTAACGGACCTACCAGAAGTCGTTGCTTCCGCCCCACGGGAACGAATGGTGCGTCGTCAAGGACGCATGGTACCGCTTTCATCTTTACAACAAAAACAACCAGCCATTCCAACTGGAACAGTAGATCTCAGTGATTTCCTGGACGATGTTGAATTTGCGAAACAACTTGAATTAGAAGAAGCGGAACGTTATTCCGCTACACCTGAAGCACAAGCTGAAATGCGACGTGCAGCTCGAAACGTTCAAAATATCGAAGGAGTAGAAAAAGCACGTGCACAAAACATGCTTCTTGATTTTCGTCGTGAACTAGAAAACAGCAATTTACAAAACCAAGCAGTAGATGCAGTTGAATCTGGTGCGGCACAACAAACAGGGCGTACGTGGCAACAACTATCACGTAACGAAGATCTGGATAAAACCCAAATTGCACAATTAGAAGCGCAAGCAGATGCAGACTATAAAGCAATGTTGGGATCTAATCCCAGCGAATGGTCTGGTGTTGAAAGTGACGTCGCAATCAATACGGTTGCACAAGCTTTACCTGATGGATTACCTGTTGACCAAGCAGAGGGTCTAACCGTACGGGACTTGGTAAGACAAGGTAAACCCATACTGGACGTACGGCAAAACCAAGCTGTACGTATTTCACCTAGAGCCCTGGGCCTGGAACAAGCGCAAGATCCTTTAGTGCAAGAGGCTCGCCAATATCTGCGTGCACAAGAAATTGATACCGATTTTGATTACTCTGCAGAAAACAGAAGACAGGCTGCACAAGTTCAAGATCGTATTCAAAGGGCACAATTACTTCAAAATGAAGCCAACAGGATTCTTGCTGAGCTTTCAGGTAGCCAATCAGATCCTAAACAATTTAATGAAGCTGCTTTTAATAAACAGTATCGAGAAGAGTTAAACGATCAGCTTCAACTTGTTGATAACGCTCGCCAACGTAATGAACTACTTGGAGCACAACCTGGCATTGAAGGGGAAGATGTACAATCTTTACTCCTTGGCGATGTCCCAGTTGTTGAGACCACAATGCGCGGGAAAGCTTTACGTGGTGGCAAACTTAATAGGGTAGGCGACATTACTTATTTAGATGATGCCAGTATTTATGCTTCTGCTGATACAGGAGTAAAAGCTAGACAGGGTCAAGGCCCTGAATTTCAAGCACGAGCACTTTTGACTAACGAGATTAAACCACTCCTTGGCAGGGCATCTGATGAAGATTTAACTTCGTTGCTGTTAGAAGGACAGCAATCTCCGTTCCGCCAAGAATTAAAAGAACGTGCGGCTAAACGACTAACTACTTATCAGGATCCAAGGCAATTAAATCTACCAGGTAATTTGATGGGTGCTGAACAAGAGGCTATTAGCACATCATTAGATTCTTTTGTTACCCGGCTTGCCTCTCAAACTTTAGTTACAAGGGCTTTAAAAAATCCAAACCCCACTCCTTTACAAGCCGCAGCTTTAAATCGTGCAAGAGCTTCTGTTGCTGCGTCGGAGCAAGTTCTTCAAGAAGCTCGCAATCAAAGCCAACAACGACCAGTGGTTGCCCCTGGACCAGCCCAAGATTTAGCGCGTTCCATGGAAACGTTAAGGCGTGGAATGATTGTTGATCCTTCTGAGCCTTTACCCGTACTTCCTCCTATTAGCCAACTTAGGGCTGGTTATGTAGATGACAATGAACCAATCTTAGGTCCTGTACTTGGTGCTTCTGATGTATATACAGGAGCAGCCGCAGAAGCAGCAGGTCCTGTCATTTTCACAGGCAAAAGTAAGGCAAATAGCGTTATTCGTGGACCCGGTATTATTGGCTCCGTTGATACCCCGACAGGGCGTTACTTAACGCAAGACAATCCCGATGTCCTTGGCACTGTTTATAACGTTGCGGGCACGCGGGCAAATCGTGACATTTCAGAGCGCGTTGAAGCCAATGCCCAAGCTTTCTTAGCAGATGCTATCACTGGTGGAATGAAGACCAAAGCTATTAGTGATCCTGAATCTTACGTGACACCTAGAGGTTCAGTAACAAGTCAATTAGAGCTTTTCCCTATTGATGAGGATGGAAACCTTATGCCTCTCAATGATGCCAGCCCCGCTCAAGTCTCACAAGTTGCAACTGTTTCTCCCCTGCGTCTTGCAGGAACACTGGGCGCCCCTGGCATCGATCCCAGCAAACGTACGTTGTATACACAATATCAACCCGGTCGTAGCGTACCTGTACCCTTGAGCCCTTTCATTGGTGAAATGTCTGGTGGTACTGTTGTTGTTCAACCAACAGCCAATGTTACCCCTGGGATACGACGCGATATGTTCTATCCACCCAATAGGTTAAATGATCTAACTCGCCGTGGAGAAAGAGCACGTTACTTTAACGACTCTCCCCAGGAACCTTTTGTAACTGGATTAGAGCCGGCTCCTATTGGTCCTTTAACACAATCTCCAGGATTATCTCGCATTGGCGGTATGGCTCAACAAACTGTACAAGGTGCAGGCGGTCTTCCTGTTACACAGCTCACTCCCCAAGGACAGAGGATTGCTTATCCACGTATGGATAAATTAGCTCAAGCACGTGGTTTCCGTGGGGAAACTATTACCAATGTTCCGCGCTACGGTATTAATCCCGGAGCAGAAGATTGGCGTGATGATCTAATGCGTTCTGCGTATCGCCGTGGTGGCCCAATTCGCACCTATCAAGTTGACCCAAACCAACTTTGATAGACTTCTTAAACACAATTAAGCCATGACTAAAGACAAGAAAGACAAAAACTGGATTGACAAGGCTGAAATTAAAAAAGGTGCGTTCACCAAGAAAGCAGCTAAAAAAGGTATTACCACTGCGCAGTTACAAGAGAATGTACTTGCCAATCCAGAGGATTATGATAAGTCCACCGTCAAGCAAGCAAACTTACGAAAGACTTTAGTATCATTGAAAAAGAAAAAGTACCGCAAAGCTGAGGAAGATTAATGGCACGGGATGCACGTCTTACTGGGCATGGGAGCGACTACTTTTCCAAAAATGAACCCCAGCGCTACATTGACTTTACAAAAGATGTTTTTGAGAAAAAGAAAAATCTAAACTATGCAGATCTTTTTACTATTCCCGCAGACAGTTTTGAGACACCATTTTCTCCTGGGCGTTTTACTGAAACTGACATCAGGAAAAATATTTCAGCACGAAAACAACGATTAAACCCAGGCCTTGGTTTTGTCGAATTTAAACAAGACGAAGAAGGTCGCGTGATTCCCAATGAAGTGTTCGCTGGTATCGGTAGACCCTTTAATCGCCAACGCGACTATAACTTTGATACAGGCCGCCCTAACACCAAGCAAACTCCAGAAGATCAGCCAGATTACAATCCAATGTGGAAAGAAATGTATGCGTATAGTCCCACTGTACCTAAACGTAGTAAAAGTCCTATGCCAACCACAACCAATCCAGACCCCGAAAACCGGCTCTTTGAACAAGCACAAGCAAGGGCGGAGAACGAAGTAGAAGGTAACAAATCAATTGCTCAATTACTCTCCAACAAAAAAGAAGATAAAGATGAAAAAGAGTCCAAGGCCTAACGCTTTATAATAAAAGAAAACTATATTCCAATGGCCAAGGGAAAGCTATTCCAAGGATTGCTCGAGGCGCTTCGCCCAGGCTTAACAAGCGGTGGTATTAGTACGGGACTAAGTTTGATGACGGGTGAGTCGTTACCCGTTGCATTGCTTTACGGCGCTGCTGACGTATTGGGATCAGCGGGTGCGGTCGCTGGTGTGCGCGCACTTAAACCAGGTAGAAATGTAGAAATCAAAGATGTAAAGACCGGTAAAGTTACTAACGAATATCAAGGCAGTGGATGGGAAGCACCAGCTAACCTTGTGGCCTCCCTTGGATCAGCCAACTTAGTTAGTGCTGCGCTTGGTCGTCCGTCTTTATTCAATGGTTTCCAATTAACTGGACAAGACGCACAACAGCAAACACAACAAAACACTGATCCAAATAATACTGATCTAACCAAGATGACGGGCCAGGAGTTAGCCCAGTTATCTGACGAACAGATTCTTACAATTCTTCAACAAAACAAACAGCGTGAGGTCATTAATCATGCAAATGATTTAGCCGGTCGCTATGCCCCTGGCACTATGTTCCAATCGTATGGTTTGCCTAATAGTCAGTCAATGCGTGATGAGATGTTTAACACAAGAGTTAACGCCAACCTTGGCGACATCCAACAAATGATGGGGAGCATAGCCGGTGTCTAAGCCAAATCGATTTCAGCAACTATTATCAGATACTTCCCAAGCACTAAAAGAAGGTGCGCGCAAAAGCGAGAAGGCTACACGTATTGCAGAAGAAGTTTATCCAAGCGTGTTAAACGTTGCTGGTAAATATAACAAAGCTTTACGTGCGCAAGGTGTCAGTTTAAGAGAAACACCAATCCAAGCCATTGGAGCTTTTGGTACACGTTTGGCAACGGACTTAACAAACGACGGAACCAGAGGTGTGTACTGGCGTTATAACCATCCGTTAGCAGTATTAGATGCTGGCGTTGAGAATACAATGAAAGCAATGGTTGGTAAAGATGCGTACCGAGATTTAGGTAAAACAAAAACCGGGTTGATGGCAGCAAGTATTGCGATCCCAACCACGATCATGAGTGGTGCTTTTAATATTCTCAATCCAGGCCAAGCCTTCCGTGCCACTGGCTACGCACAAACGTACTCACCTGAAGGCACGGATGATCGTAGAGAAACAGAACAACCAGTCCAAGAATTGTTCGATCGTTTCTTCCTTGGCCGTCAAGGTGCGCCTTTAAAATATGAAACTGCAAAAGCAGAGATTCCAAGTTTGACGCCAGAGCGTTATGCAAATTTCATGCAGAACTACTATCAAGATAGCGGCTTCATGGGGCTCTTAAAAGTAACTCCTGAAAACCTGGAAGGAATTCCAGAAGCTCGTATGCTTGGTTATCCAGTTAACATTGCAACTGCGACGACTGCTCTTGGTGGACTAGCTGGATTAGCAACAGGTATTCGCAACACGCCGTCTAAACAAGTACCAGGTAAAGGCTATCGTTCACATACAACTGAAACGGTGCGTAGTGGATTAACACGCCGTGGTTTGATCGGTGGAGCAACAGGTGCACTTGCTGGTGCTGCAGTAGGCGCGGCAGTTAACGCTGCTATTGCACAAGCTAATCGTCCTAAGTTACCAACAGTCACTGAATATTCAGAAGAAATGCAGTGATAGAATTAGCTGATAACAGATAGTCGTAAACATGGCATTGATAACAGGTAGTCCAGTTGGAGATTATACCGGCTCTAGCTATAGTCGCCGTGGAAATGCCGCTCGGTACAATCAACAGGAAGCTCAAAATTTTGCTTCAGATGCACTTTCCCAAGTGATGGCAGCTCTTGGCACTGTAGGCCAAGGCATTGTTGGGTTATTTCAAGGTGCCGCTCCTAATACGACTGCAAACAATATCCTGATTACCGGCGATACTCCGAATGATCCACGTATTACCGGTGTCTCTGAAGGTGCGCGTGTTACTCAATCAGGTGGGCGTAGTAGTGGCGTTGATGTGAGGCGTCCTATTACCGGTAATCAAGTAGAGATGCCTGAAGAAAGACGTTCTATTACCGTTACAGGAGGAGGAAACTTACCTCCAGATGATGGCGGAAATAATGGAAGAAATCCTCCTCGTGGAGGCGGTGGAGGCGGCGGGAGCAATCCTCCTAACGACCCATCGAATCCCAATGCACGCGGCGGTGCATTAAATAGTTTAGGTAATTTGTTTGGTGGTGAACTTAACAGAGAAGCTGTAACTCGTAATCTTGGCCGTTTAGGTTACTTGGCACCTGCACTTGGCGCTTTCCAAGATTACACTGAAGGTCAATCCGCACAAGCAGTTGCAGCAGGGGCAGGAGCAGGCTTAGGTGCTACGTATTTAACACGTGCAGCAGGACGTGCTTTAGGCGGTGGTAAAGGCGCTGCTCTTCAGTTAGCAGCTCCACTACTTGGCATGGGTGCCCAAGAGTTAGTTGGTAAGACGGTACAAAAACAACGTCAACGGGAAACCGGTGAAGGAGATCCCAATGCACTGTCTACTCAATTAGGTCGCATTGAACAACTGCAGAAAGTAGGCCTTGAAGGTAATGTTGCATTAATGAATGCAGCCAACGCTGGTGCCAAAGATATGTTGGCTCATTCCTTGGAACAAGAGCGCACTCACATGCAAGCAATGTTCCCGATGTTGGAGCAACAACGTAATAATGATGTTGTGCGCCAACAGCAGATCATGAACAGCATGGGAGCAAACTTTGCCATGCTTGGCGGCATGGCAACGACAGGTAAGCTTGCTCTTGGAGCACAAGCCAATGCAGGTGCCAACCTGCGTCAAATGATGACTGCTGCGCCATACGCCAACGCAGTCCTTCAAGCCCCCAACATTAGTTTCTGATAGGTACGAACAATGGCAGGATTTCTTGGTGGGTTATTTGGCGGAGGAGGCCAGGGTGGTTTTATGAACCAGCCTTATGGCGACTGGCGTTCTACGTCAGGAGAAGCAACAGGCAATCCAAATCTTGCTGGTAGTTACGCAGATGTCGTTGCTGAGTACCAAACTAAATACGGCAGCGATACTAATTTTGATCCCAAAGATCCTACTTCTGTTTTTTCTAAGTTGATTAAAGATCAGCAGGTTCAAACGATGCTTGCCAATGATCCACGTGTCATTGCCATGCAAGCACAAGCCTATGTTGATCCCATGAATCAACTAGCAGATAAAGCATCTGAACGTGCAATGAAGGGTCATATTTTTGCCAATGTTTTAAAAGCGCCTGACCGATATGGTGAGGCAATGGCACGTAAGTTTGACTTTATTAATCCTGTGATTCAGGCAATGCGGGATAGCAATACAGCGTCCAAACCATTTAGCAGTAGAATTACTTTTAACGTCTAAAGGAAAATAAAATGGCCGGCTCTTTTAGGTTGCCAAACCAAGCTGATTATTTCAACGCACCGTTAGGAACGTACGATATTACCGGCACTCAGAATTTTGATTTTAGCCAACCTTTTCAAGCCGGTAACATCTCGGGGTTCGTTCCAGGAGGTGGAATAACTGCTGATTATAGTGGTGGCGCAGCCGCTAATGCATTTGGTGGGACAAGCGGATTAGGTTCCTGGGGTGGCATGCAAGCCATCGGAGGCATTGCCAATACACTTTTTAATCAGCTTGGTAATGCACAAGGAACACAAGCAGGTCAGGAATATTTAGATTTTATGGCCGACAAACGAGATGCAGACTTTGGATCTGCACTGTTTGAGCGAAACGTAGATATTGCAGATCAATTTAGAATTCCTCGTATCGTTGCCAAAATGCGTGCAAATGATCCGAGTATTCGGCAAGCTGATCGTAGAGCAGATCTTGCCAACTTAGCAGGTAAGTATGGACAGCTTGGCGGCTTCCTTGCTTAAATGTTAACGCTTTAAAATAATGAGAAAGAGAGTGTAGTTATTATGTCTTTCGGTAGTGCTGTCAGTGGTGCCTCCAGTGGTGCGTTAGCAGGCATGTCGCTTGGCCCCTGGGGTGCGGCTGCAGGTGGTCTACTTGGCGGTCTTGGTGGCTTATTTGGCGGTGGCGGCCAATCTCTTGAGTATGGTTTGACACCAAGGGAAGAAAAGCTTCAAGATTACGCACTTAATCAAGTCCGCGCAACACCTCTTCGTAAGCGCACAATTCTTAATGAAGCAAGAAATTTAAGAGAAGGCGGAGATCGTGGTGCAGCAGAAGCATTGCTTGAAGGCTACGTTGATCGCTTCACCAACCCTGAGTTTATTGAAAAACGCTTAGCTAAAAGCTACAGCAAACCTGTTGATTACTACGGTAAAAATTTTCAAGATATTGCCAGTAGTCTATATAACCAACAAGGTGTTGGATATAGTCCGCAGGATTATGATCGTTTTGCAAGTAAAGCAAAAGCAGAAAATATCAGAAGTGGTGCGGCATTTGAAAACTTACTTAAAGCAGACATGATTGCCAGTGGGCGCGTAATGAGCGCTGATCAGCAAATGCTCTCAAATATCTTTGGTACACCAGAGAGAGACGCCTCTGGTAGACTAACAGGTAGATATGGTACACCCGTTTTAAACGCGTAGGTAATAACTAATGGCACAGAAAAAATCAACAAAAATTGAAATTGGCGGTCAAAAGTTTGACGTTGGTAATGAAGTAGGCTATGGTGAATTTGAAAAAATTGCAGCAGCAACTGGTAGATCGGTTTCTGATCTAAAAGAAACAATACTAAACAAAGGAGCTTCTTTAAACACCAGTGGGAAAAATTACTACAATCAAAATGTAAACACTGTCAACCAAACTGGGTCTGGCAGTGGATCAGGCAGTGGATCCGGAACACAAGTTACCAATGCAGAATTCCCTTGGGATAAATATGCCAATCTACAAATAGAACTTGGCGGAATTCAAGCAGGTGCTGCTACTGAAAGTGAAAGAATTCGAGGATTATCTAATCAAGAGATTGCAAAGATCAATGCCGCTGCATCTAACTACGGCTATGACCGTCAGCTTGAAGGAACTAAGTACGCTGCGGATTCCGAAGAGCGTTGGCGGCAAGCTGTTGCCACAATCGAGGGCGACAAAAAAGCATCCCTCCAAAATATCATTAACGCCGGCTTAAAAGACGTAGCAGAGATTGAAGGTAGCTACTCGCTTAAAAACGTAGAAGCCAAAGGTAAATATGACACCCAGATAATGGGACTTAGGACGCAAGCCGACAAAGACATTGCCAAAATGGATGCCGATCAGAAAATGTACAATCTTCTTGGACTTGCTTTTGGTTAAGTCTGTTTATAATACTTAGAGACCTACACATTGGTTAATAGCAAATGACTGCTTCGACAACTCCCGGTAACGCACTTACGAACACCGGCACTGATACCGCTACTAATTTTGACCTGAGTAACTTTGAGAAGCTTCTTGAGCGTCTTGAAGCATCGAAAGGTCGTCAGCAACGCCAGAAGTCTGTTGAAGGTCGTCGTGACATCTTCCAACAGGGTCTCGCCAGCATGATGTCTAACTTCTGATCTTGAGGCAGCTATAAGCCATGACAACGTTGCCTCCCGGCCAAGATAATAAAACAACTGAGGACGACCCGTTTGATATTGACAAATATCGACAGGCCGCTGAAGTGGCTTATAGTTTCTCCAAGCAAAAATTAGAAGATGCTGGATCCCAAGAACGCGAAACCATCGGCAAAGGTGCGTCTGAACAACGCACTTCCGCAGAGCAAGCCCAGCAATTCAAAGATACAGAAGAAGCCAGAGACTACAACCAGGCGCAACGAGGCTATCGATATTGAGTTGTTTGACCAATGGGTCGACAACTTAACGTCTTCAGATCAAGATGCGTTTTGTAGTTTTGCCGAGGAAACTTTCTCGGTGATTGAATGCTATCTCTATGCCAGGTTCCTTGGCTATGGAGGTAGTATTTCTGCGTGTGATCTATGGGTTAAAGCTCATTACAAAAAACCGGATCATCGCAAGAAACTCCTCTACGAAATTGAGGAGATGCAGGAAGACATTCGTAAGTTACGAGAAGACGTTGATAACGGCGTTGTCAAACGTGATGCTGGCGTGGCACGTATCGCTGGCATGCAAAAAGAATTACGTGGCACTATTGCACAGATCGAATTATTCACATCTAGCCGTGATCGCAAAGGATTGCTAATGGCTGGTGCAGATCGTGCCCTACGTGAATTACAAATCATTTTTAAGGATGACCCAATTGAAATTCCCTTGGAAGAAGCGTCCATGAGTATCTGGGCCAAAATGCAATACGAAGACAGTTAAGTTAAAATACACATATGATGAATTCACTACAACCAACTACAGGCCAAGGTAACGACGCAACGCTTGCTGGTAGCCTTGGCGCCGCTGTGCAAAGATTACAAGAGAATCGCAATCGGTTTGGTGGACGCCGTGAATTACAAGGAGCACCCATTGGTGGCGAAGCTAAAAGTCCTGCAGCCGAAGGCGCAAGAGTATTGAGCGCCGTTGCAGAAACACGTAATAAACAGAATGGAAACCAACCGCCAACAACTTCCCCAAATCCTGGCGCACCTCAAAGAACGGGAAGCCCGCAACCAGGACAACAGCCCAATGTCGGACAAGGACAAACACCAAGCAGCCCTGGACAAGGCACGTCAGTACCAGGTACAGAAGAGGAAAAACAAAAACGTCAACGAATGAAGTAGTATTCAGTTATTAGCTGATTACTTATTGTGCCTGCATATCAACATCTTGCATATCGACGTAACGCGCAAGCTGCTGCACGTAGGCAACAAATTCGTGTACCACGTAATCTTGAGTCTCTAAAAAAAGCAAGAGAAGACTTTGGGTATTTCTGTGATTATGTTGCGGACAAACCTCCGGCTCAACATCACAAAGAATGGCATCGTCACTTTGTTACAGGCGAAGATAGTGCGTGTCTTTTAAAAATTGCAGGACCCAATGTTGATCTCCTGGCACCACGTGGATCTGCTAAGTCCACAATCTTAGGTTTGTTTACAGCATGGGCCATTGGTCTGCATACTCAAGCAAAGAAGCCACTACAGATTCTTTATCTTTCCTATACGGTTGACATTGCACGCTCTAAGTCAGCAACTATTAAACGCATCATTGAAAGCAAGCGGTACCAAGAAGTTTTTCCAACCGTACGTCTTCTCAAGAACGTAACCAGTAATGAGTACTGGTCAATTGACCACAAGTTCGCTGGTATTGATACCACGGGTGAGGAACAATTTACACTCTGTGCCGCAGGTCTCAAAGGCTCGGTGACCTCCAAGCGTTCACACCTGGTGATCATTGATGACGCCATTAAATCTGCCGCAGACATCTCCAACCCTGACATCCGTAAACAGATGCAGGACAACTGGAATGCTGTGATTGCACCAACGATGTTTGAAGGAGCCAGGGCTATTTGCCTTGGTACGCGCTTCCGACATGATGACATCCATGCAACGACATTTAACACGCAAAACAATTGGCTTCAAATTGTGTTATCTGCTATTCTTACTGATCCCAAGACGGGAGAAGAAGTTTCATATTGGCCTGACATGTGGTCACTTGATTACCTAAAAGAAAAGAAACGACAAGCACCAATTGCGTTTTCTTTTCAGTACATGAATCAAGTTGTCAGGCAAAACGAATTGTCCCTGGCACCAGAGCTGATTGTTAAAGCGGAGATTGCAACTGAATTTGATTGTCTTGCGGTAGGCGTTGACTTATCGGCGGGCACCAAGGAGAAGAATGACTACACTGTCATGGTATTGGGTGGTCGCATTGGAGATCGCATTCATGTCATCGACTATCGTCGATTACGTGTCATGGGAAACCTTGAGAAACTTGATGCGCTTAAAGAGCTTCTCAACGACTGGAACATCCTTGGGCAAGATGAGAATGGCAATTACTACCCAACATATTCAACGTGCGACATTTATTCGGAAGCAGTGCAGTACCAGGCTTCCTTGGAGGCTGACTTTAAACGCGTATGTCTAACCAATGAGAGCCTTTACAACTTGAATTGGCATCCCGTCAAAGGATTCCGCGCTGATAAGTTGGCACGTTTTCGTGGGTGCATGGGTTTGTTTGAAGATCGCAAACTAATCTTCAATCGCTACCGCAACTTTACCGCGATGTTTGAAGAGCTGACTAATTTTGGTGTGAGCAGTCATGATGACTGCGTTGATGCTTTGGTCTGGATGATTAACGGATTAATGCGCAAAGGAAAACTACACGTCGATTACTAAACCTTAGAATTAGAAAAAAGCGAATTTGGTCGTGGGGCCTGAATATATTGCTATCGGTTTAACGGCCGTTGTATCCGCTATTACCGGTGGCAGTTGGGTCGCAGGTAAAATCCTTGGAAGACAAAACGACCAAATCCAACAAGCTTTTAATTACATCGGCTCGCAGAAACGAAGGATTGACGTTTTGGAAGACGACTTAAAACGCATGCCTTTAGATTACGTTCTCAAGGTAGACTTCCTAAGAGAAATCCAGCAAATGCACGACAACTTCAATCAAATCAACAATAAGCTTGATAAGCTAATGGAGAAATTGCTCGAATCAAAATGAGTTACATTCTCGAAGTTCAAGAGGACGAGAACGGAGACCAGTACATTACGTTTCCCGACGAAGTAGTCGAAGAGCTTGGCTGGCAAGAAGGCGACGTACTTAATTGGGATGTCCGTGGCACCGGCATTATCATCACCAAAGTCAATGATGCCGCTGGCTACGAAGTTATAGAAGAGTAGAATAGTCCCATAGCGGAAGTATTTAGAGTGCAGAACTATTTCACGCAGCCCGGTGGCTTTTACGGCACAGGTTTAGGTAATTCAGGAGCAATGGCCGCAAGTCCGTTTGATCCTCGTTTTCAAATTCCGGGTGCAAAGAATAAAGACAAGCCTATTCTTCCCGGTGAGAATCGCAAGAACATTGATGACGTCTATGGCCCAGGGCAACCGCAGCCAATGCCAGGAGCCCCAGGATTCCCTCAGCTTCCAATGGCAGGTAGTCCGTTTGGTTCCAGCAATCTTTACGGCGCTATGGCGCAGATGGGTGGGCGTTATGACCCAAGTGCCCCAGGGAATGGTGCGGCGATGAGCTATCTACCCAACGGTGCAAACGCAGCAAACGCAACGTTTTATCGCGGCACTTTACCCGCAGGTTTTTCGAATATGACGGTTTCTTAAAACCTGCTAGTATTACTCAATAACCAAAGCAAATAATGGCGGACGCTAAAGCCAGACTTCAAGAAATTGTCAACGCTTATCTTGATCGAGATAGTGGCGTTGTTGTAGACACAGGCATTGTTGCGTCCCATATTGCACAGATGAAACTCTTTGGTATTCGCCAAGGGGTTGAATTCTTCCCATCCCAAGATAACTTCGGTTCACAGCGTAAAGATTTTCTTGATCGCGTTTGCAAATACAACAAACTTGATACGAGACTTGATTCCATTTGGGAGTATTTCATCTGTGATGGCCAAGGACTTTTTTACATCCGTCCTACTAAGAACAATTACCGTCTGTATTATTTCCGTAAACACGAATATCGTTCCTATTACAACGTTGATGGCGAACTGGACGAAGTTGTAATCATCTACAGCTATAAGGTGCGCAAGGCCATGAATGGCTTTGGTGACATCCAGATGAAGAGTCTTACCAATACCCCCGGTGTTAACAATGCTTATAGCCCCGGAGCAAAAAGATATATTCGTTTGTCAATCAAAGCAGATTCAATTGAAGAGACTCATTCTGAATCTGAACTTAACTTTGACATGCCCACGTACACCTTAACGGGTGATACCAAGAAGTTCCCAAACACACTCAACTTCATTCCATGTGTTGAAATCACTAACAATCCTCAGGGATTTTCCGCAGAAGGACATGGTGACTTTGATGCACTAGCCAATGCCATTTGTACGCACGATGAATTGATGCGTACGATGCGTAAGAACATCACGTTCTTTGGCAACCCAACGCTGTTGTCATCACGTCCCAAAACCGACCTCATGGAGTCCGGTGGTGACATGGCGATCCAGCGTCCTTCGATTGCCGCTAACTCAGGGTTTGCTAGCCAATCCCCCATGAGTGCATCCATGTTCAAGGCAGATCCCGTCAGTCGTGGCATGGAAGCACAGATCAGAGTGCCACGCGTCATTGCAAACCTGGAACCAAACGATCGCGTTGGCTACATTGTTCCAGATGCAATCACCGGAGACCAAAATGCATTTGGTCGTCAATACCGAGAAGAGATTCGTACTGCCCTTGGTGGCGTTGACGAACTTTCTATTTCCGCAGGCGTTACCGCTACTGAATACAAATCACTGTTTGGTCGTGTTGCGGCAACAACCAAGAAGAAAGCAAACGCAATTTATGAGCATGGTATTTGTCGGTGCTTTGAATTAATCATCTACCAAGAAGAACAAATCTTTAAAGCAACGTTAGCTCAAGCTGCAAAACTTGAGAAGCCAGTTGCACTTGAACCTGGAGCACCTCCTGAACAACAAGAGATGTACAAGCAAGCCATGCAAATGTACGAGC